CGGCAACGCGCGCATGAGCGGCTGCGCCACGAACCACGCGACGAAGAAAATGTATATCGAACTCAGCTTTTTCGAGGAGGACAAGCCGGATGGGCAAGTGGATCAACAGTGACGCTATCCGCGGTGCGGAGCTGGTGATGCAGCTCAAAGAGGCCGCGATCAAGGGCGGGTTGGACAATCCTATCAGTGAAATCGTTGGGTGCGGCGTGGGCGTTGTCACGCGCTATCTGGATGCCTTGCTCAAAGACTGGATTGACAAAACATCCGACCTGGAAGACACAAAAAGAGAGCGCACCTATTACCGGGAAAGTGTGCAGGAGTGGCGCGACCTCGGCTTTGACAAGGACCCGTCGGAACAAAGCGATGAGCGACAGCAGGAATTGCAGGACCTTGCCCAGCGCTGGAACGATGAGGACGAGGCGGAAATGGACGCGCAAGACCAGAAAGAGATCGACGAAAGACGGGAAAAGCGCGAGGCACGGAAAGCGGGGGCAAGCGATGAATAGCACCGAAAAGGTCGTCAGGGGGCTGGAATTGTGCCTTGCCAGCATTGATGAGGCAACCTGCCCGGAAGAATGCCCGTTTTACGAAAAATGCCAGAAATACGATAAGCTGACGATCTTCCAGCCGATCCTGACCGCCGCGCTGGAGGAGCTGAAGCGCCACACGCCTATGCGGGTGGTCATGGATGAGAACGACAAACTCCATTATGGGCGCTGCCCTGCTTGCAACAGTATACTCACCCCATGGCGCGCAAACTTTTGCAGTGCTTGTGGACAGGCGGTGAAATGGGATGGCTGACCGGGAGAAAACTATTAAGGCATTAACGGAGTGTATTTTTCTGCATGAGCATCCAGACGATGATGCGGGATGCTTTGAATGCCCATATAGGCCGGACGAAAAAGGGACTTGCCCGACAATGATTCCGTTTTTGAAAGATGTTCTGGAACTGCTGAAAGAGCAGGAACCAATCAAGCCAACAGTTAGCGTTGACACCTGGATTTGTTCCAAATGCGGACATACGCTGGAAAGTCAAGAGTTGATTGACGATAAAGAAAATCCGCAGGTGCTCGTACATGAGTTTTATGAATATTGCCCACATTGCGGAAGGGCGGTGAAGTGGGATGCGTGACCCAGAAAAGACCGTCGAGGGACTGAAACAGGTTTATCTCCATTTTGAGCGGATGACCGAAATCTCATATGACGGCGATTCGGCGAGGTTTGAGGAGCTGAAAGAATGGACGGGTGACGCGCTGGAGCTGCTGAAAGAACATGATGCTGTGATCGACGCACTGTTGAAGGTTGGGTATCCTCACGATTTCCAGAACGAAGAGCCGTGGATTGTCAATTATATGTGGGCTATCACGGATGTTATCAGAAAAGCCGTGCGTATCAGAAATGCGAAGGGGGCAAAAGTGGATGGCTGACCGGGAGAAGGTTATCAAAGGGCTGGAAGCGTGTCTTGATGAAGCCGACTGCACCAAGTGCTACAAGGACGGGCCGGGGTTTGGATACGCCTGCCGCGACTCGCTCATGCGTGATGCTCTTGTCGCATTGAAAGAGCGGGAAGCTGTTGAACCAAAACTTGTCGGCGTAAACACATGGATTTGTGGTGATTGTGGTGCGTTGCTCGGTTGGGAGGAATTTACACAGTCAGGACTGGAACTGGTCGAGAACAGGTTCTGCCCGCACTGCGGAAGGAGGGTGAAGTGGAATGCCTGACAGGGAGAAAGTCATCGAAGGGCTTAAACTTTGCGCTGTCGCAAAATGTGGATATAAGTGCCCTTATGAGGATATCGACGCATGCCGGAAGCAACTGCTTCTTGATGCCGCGGAACTGCTGAAACAGAACCCGGAACTGGCAAAGCCAAGAGTAGAAAGGCACGAAGTCAAGGTAAGTGATGAAGTGGAAGCGTGGCCTGAGTACACTGCCGCATTGCGGGGCCGTGATTGCGAAAGGGCGATTCTAAGCATTTCCCGCGGTGTATGTGGTGCGGGAAGGTGGTGGAGTGGGATGGATGAACAGAGATTCGACCTGTACGTTGACGGTGAACTTGCCTTCGAGAATATGACCATCAAAATGGCGGCCGTCATGCTGGAGGCGCTGTTTGAGTATAACTACCGCAAGTCCAATAATGGCGTGGCGATCACTATCAAAGGGAGGGTAGCGGATGACTCGTAACGATAAACGAGAACTGCGCTTTGTCCAGGATCGGGACCGGGCTTTTACGGCCTTTGTCCTGCACGATGACTGGGGCAAGGTGCTGTGGTTCATGCGAAAGTATCACATCAACCCTCACCCGAACGAGCTGGTAATGAAGGCGGGCATTCTGAAAGGCGTGCAGGAGTGTGTGAACATTCCTGATGATGTGAAGGCCAAGGCGGCGGAGAAGTGCATTGCGCTGGGTTTCACGCCGTTCTTCAAAGACCGCAGAGAAGGTGACAGTCATGCCGATGGAACGGGAGCGCTACCCGGCGGAGTGGAAGGAGATTGCGCTGGCGGTGAAGACGGCGGCGGGGTGGAGGTGTCAGCAGTGCGGGAAGCAGTGTCGGAGACCCTGGGAACCGTTCGATACGCACAAGAGGACGCTGACGGTGGCCCACCTGAACCACCAGCCGGAGGATTGCCGGCCGGAGAACATGAAGGCGATGTGCGCCCCGTGTCATCTGAGGTATGACGCGAAGCATCACGCGGAGACGAGGAGAAGGAGGGCGGAAGCGCCATGAGCATGCTCAAAGTCTATTTCAACAACGGGAACACCGCCATCATCAACCGGGACAAAGCCTCGTTCCGGGATAACGACGGGACACATTTCACCCTCGGAGTGGATGATGACAGCGAGGATAACCCGCGCAAGAACTATTCAACCCTGCTGGACGCCGGCCCGCTCATCAACTGGTCATCCGTGTCATGGGTGCGCGCCTACAGCGAGGAGGAAGCGGCGAATGACTAAATCTATCTACATCGCGGGGCCGATGGCGGGGATGGAGGATTTCAGAAACGCCTTCAACCAGGCCGAGGGGATACTGAGGCTGCGGGGATGGACCGTGCTGAACCCGGCGTGTCTGCCCGACGGTCTCCCCCATGACGCCTATATGCCGATTTGCCTTGCGATGCTGGGCGCGGCGGACGCCATCATGATGCTGAGTGGCAGCGACGAGAGCCGGGGCGCGGAGATCGAGCGGCGCTTTGCGGACTACCAGGGCAAGGAAATCTATTTCGGGCTGCGGAACGTGCCCTTCCTGGAGGATGACGAATGCTGAACGGTGAGACGGCCTGCCCCATGCCGCCGGGATTCTACCTGATGGATTGCATGGAGGCCATGAAGCGGTTCCCGGATCGGTTCTTCGACCTGGCGATCTGCGATCCCCCGTATGGCATCGGCGCGGACGGTTTCAACAACGGCAGCGGCGCGAGCAAGGACAAAGCCGTGTATGGCACGGCGCAACGGCTGCGGAAGAACCGTCTCAATTCAGGGGGGGGTGCGCTGAAAAACCGATGTCTGAATCAATCGGACTGTTCATGGGACACCTCGCCGCCCGGGCCGGAATACTTTGCCGAGCTGATGCGCGTCTCTCAAAACCAGATCATCTGGGGCGGCAATTACTTCGACCTTCCGCCGACACGCGGGATCATCATCTGGGACAAGGTGCAGCCGTGGGAAAACTTCTCTCAGGTTGAGATGGCGTGGACGAGCTTTGACACGCCGGCGGCGCTGTTCAAGATGAACAACTGCATGGGCGGGAAGATTCACCCGACCCAGAAGCCGGTCGCCCTGTACAGTTGGATCCTCAGCCGGTACGCGAAACCGGGCTACCGGATACTCGACACGCACGTGGGCAGCGCGTCCTCCCTGATTGCGTGTCATCGCGCGGGGCTGGATTTCTGGGGGTTCGAGATCGACCCGATCTATTTCGCGGAGGCACGAAAAAGATTGGAGAAGGAGCAGGCACAGGTCAACATGATGGAGATCCTGCGGGAACAGGAGCAAGTCGAACAAATGCAGCTATGGACGGACACGGAGGACGGACGATGAGTCTACAAGGGGACATCCTGCGGATACAGAATATCGTGGGCAGGCGGTACAAGGCGGAGGGCAAGGCCTGCGTCGCGGGGATCAGCGACGGCGTGAAGGCCTCCTCGTGCTTTACCGGGGACGCGGAGGTCATGCTGGACATACTGGCGGACATGGCGGGCAACACCATCGGACAGATGAGCGAAGACCCGGAGGAGCTGACCCAGATCAGCATGGCCTTCCGGCGGGCGGTGACGCGCTCCGCTCACGACTATTACGCGCGGGAGCACCCCGGGGAAGCCCTGCCCGCAGTAACCCTCGCCGACGTATCCGCCGAGGAGAGAAAGGTTCTGCTGAACTGATGAAATTCAACAGGTACAAGAGGCAGATCACGCCGAACCGGACGCGCGGTATCAGCTTCTTCGAGATGCCGACCTACGCGCACGGATACCGCAACCGCGTGGGCCGGAAGGATGATCTCAGGGCGAAAGGAAGGGCAAACGCAATGGTGGATGTGGTGTCGTGGCGATTTGACCCGGACATCTATATCACGAGCCGGGGACGGACGGCGGTGCTGCACATCGGCCAGGAATCCGTGCATCTGTCCAAGCTGGAGCTGCGGCGGGGCTTCTTCGACTGCGTGCTCAGGCCCTCCCCCGCGCCGAACCGCGAGGCCCTGCGCGCCATCTTCCGCGAGTACCAGACGATTGTGGATCACCTGGACGTGATTGTGGACAGCGCCGGCGGCGTGACACAGAGCGCCCTCGGCATTGCCCAGGCGCTGGCGGGCTGGCGGCAGTCCAAGCGGCTCCTGATCGACGGGCAATGCTCCAGCGCGGCGACCCTGATCCTGTGCATACCGAAGTGGGACAGCGTAGCCATCACCAACCGAAGCCATATCACCGTCCACTCCCCCCGTGTGACATCCTACGCACGAGGGAAGAAGACAGGCGCCTTCCGGATCCTGGGCGAGACGAGAGGGACCTCCGGGAAGCGCTTTGCCAAGCTCTACGCCCGGAGGACGGGCCGCAAGATGGACGAGGTGCGGCAATGGATCGAGGACGGCAGGACCTTTACAGCGGCGGAGGCCTGCCTGGTGGAGTTTGCAGACGAGATGATGCCGCGCACGATGTGGGAAGATATGCGATAGGAGGACAAGACATGACACTGAATGAATACCAGCAGCTCGCACAGAGAACCAGCCCGACCGCCAACACACCCAGGGCAGAAAAGCTCCTCAACGGCATTTTAGGCGTGGCCGGAGAAGCCGGGGAATGTTCGGATTATTTTAAGAAATGCCGCTATCAGGGCCACACCTGGGACGTGGCGCACATGGCCGAGGAGATCGGGGATGTGCTGTGGTACTGCGCGGAGATGGCCGGAGGTCTCGGCCTGGAGCTGGACACCATCGCCGAGGCGAACATCGCCAAGCTGAGACACCGCTTCCCGGACAAGTTCACGGCGGAACACTCCATGCAGCGGGACGCCGACGCGGACACCGACACGGTGCGGGATGTCATCACGGGCAAGTGAGCGGCAAAAACGAAAACGTTTTCGGTTTTGAAGGGAAGAGCTATGGAGAAAGAGACCCAGAAAGGCAAGAGGATCATTCCCGCACGGGTCAGAAACCGCGACGTGCGGAAGCTGACACGCATTCCCGGCCTGATGTCGGAAATCACCCGTCTGGAACAGCAGCGGGCCTGGCAGTATGACCGCATGTTTTCCATCACCCAGCACCTGACCGGGATGCCCGGTGGAGGAAACGGGGATAAGGGCTATGACGCGGCGTTCGCGGCCATCTCCGAGACCGACCAGAAGCACGGCGAACAGGTGACGGAGTATGCCCGGGAGATGAACGAGGCCGAGAACATCCTCAACAGCATCGAGGACACCACCGTCCGCGCCTTCGCCGCGCTCATGTACCTGTGCGGAAGGAGCCGGAACCAGACCATGCGGGAATTGTGCCTGACGGAATGGGAGTTCCGCCGGATCAAACGGGCAATAGAAAATGCGCCAGACATGGCGCATGTGTCCATCAGGGCGCAGGATATGGCCTCTGAGCGGGAATAGGTCAACGGCGGCGGTCACGGTCGTGGTCATGGTAATACCGGAAGGTGTAGACCACGTTGTAGTCCTTCTTGCGTTCGGGCAAGCCCTGCTCGGCGCGCCTTTCGTCGTCGTGGTTCTTCCAGGCGACATAGGCGAGAACACCGAGGATCACGATGACCACATCGGCGACGAAGATAGCAACCAGCACTCCCATGATAGCGGCCTCCTTCTCTGTTTCTGCTCAAAGTTTACCACGATTGTGGTAGGTTGTCAACGGGTTGGAAAGATTTTTCCAAAACTCTCTTGATTCTCAACCCCAAATGTGATAATATGCTATCAGCAGAGGTTTGCAAAGGCGACTGGAATTGACCAGCCGCCTTTTCTCGTGCGGAAGGGAGAGTGAGAGCATGGCGGAGGCCGTCAATATTTACATCGACGCATCACAAGTGGCGGAAGTGGCCTCGCACATGGCGCAGGTGCTCTCCCCTGAGAACTTCGAGGCGATGATGAAGCGAACCTTCATGGACACCGGACGCCAGGTGAAGTCGTTTGTCGGCCTGACCGTGCCGCAGGACTACGCCGTGACACCGGGTTACGCCATGTCCAAGGTGCAAAGCCCGCGCCCCTTCGGCCTCGGCTGCCTGATTCCGATCAAGGCCATTCGCGGCAAGGTCGGCAATGAATACTCCGCGTCCGGCGGTAAGGGCGTGGTGATTGCGGTCATCACAAGGGGCGGCAGAAGCAGATTTCCGAACCCCCTGCCCGCACGTCACGGCGGTCACGCGCCGTTCATGCTGGGCGGCAAGGGCATGACGCGCGGCAATCACGGCCTTTTCCAGCTCGTCGGCCTCGCCGTGCCGCAGATGCCGGCCAACCGAAGCTACGGGAAGTTTATGCAGAAGATTGCGGACTACACGATGGAGAGGCTGCAGCACAATTTCGAGCAAATGTTCTGAGATGGAGCGGAGCATATGGCAACCTATCTGACGGCGAAGGAGCTTGCCAACGCGGCGGGCTATACCTATCAGCAGATCTACAACATCAACAAGGTGCTGCCGGACAATCAAAAGCTGCTGGTGCAGGGCGGGGACGGGAAGAAATACGACCTCGCCATTTTTGTACAGCGGTGGGTGGACTACAACATCGGGAAAATCCGGGGCAGCGACGACGAGGAGGACGACAGCGACCTCAAGGCCGCGAAGACCAGGCACGAGAAGATCAAGACCGAAAAGACCCGGCTGGAAGTGGCCCGGATGCGGGCCGAGTTGGTGGACGTGCAGGACGTGCGGCGGCTTTGGGGAGACGTGCTGAAAAACGCGACCCAGGCGCTATTGCAGCTCCCGAACACCCTGTCCCTGACACTCCAGGGATTGGACAGCCGGGAGGCCATCAAGCAGACCATCGAGCACGACCTGCGGCAGGCCCTCGCACAGTTGGCGGAAACCCCGCTGCCGTCCTACGTCACCGCGGCTGAGAGCATCCAGGAAGAGATGAGCGACGATGAGTAAGGCATGGAAGAACCGCAACAGCCTCGCCGACCTCGCCGCCTTCGCCTACAGCATGTTCGAGCCGCCCGCCCTGATGAACGTGAGCGAGTGGGCGGACAAATACCGCGTGCTGGTCTCCGAGTCCTCCGCGACCCCCGGACCGTGGCGGACGGACAAGGCCCCGTATCAGCGGGAGATCATGAACGCCTTCACCCAACCGGGCGTGTGGCAAATCGTGGTGATGGCGGGCGCGCAGGTTGGCAAAACCGAGATTGCGCTGAACATGATGGGCCGCGCGATTGACCTTGACCCCGGGCCGATGCTGTTTGTGCAGCCCTCGGACACGTTTGCCGAGGACTTTTCCAAGCGGCGTGTCGCGCCCATGATCCGGGTCTCCCCCGCCCTGCGGAACAAGGTGTATGAGGCCAAGAGCCGGGACACGAGCAACACCATCACCATGAAGACCTTTCCGGGCGGCAGCGTGGCCTTCACGGGCGCCAATTCCCCGACCGACCTGGCGGGCCGACCCATCCGCTACGCCTTTTTGGACGAGATCGACCGCTACCCGGCCAGCGCCGGCACAGAGGGCGACCCCGTATCCCTGACGGAAAAGCGCACCATCACCTTTCTGGGCAACCGGAAGGTGGTCAAGACATCCACACCGACCATCAAGGGGGTCAGCAAGATTGAGAAGGCCTACACAGCCGGAACCCAGGAGGAGTGGCACACCCAGTGCCCGCACTGCGGCGCTTTCTCCTTCATCCGGCTGCAAAACATCAAGTACGACTCCGAGAAGTACGAGGACGAGGAGGGCAACCCGCACTACCGGATAAGCCACGTGCGCTGGATCTGCCCCACGTGCGCCGCAGGGACCTCCGAGCGCGAGGCCAAGCGGTGTCCGGCCAAGTGGGTTTCCAAGAACCCCGAAGCCCTGCAGCGGGGCATCCGCTCATTCCGGCTGAACGCCTTCATGTCCCCGTTCTACTCCTGGCACGACATCTGCGAGGAGTTCATGGAGAAGAAGGACGACCCCGAGCGCTTAGAAGTGTTCGTGAACACGATCCTGGGCGAGACCTGGGAGGTGCGGGAACACAACACCCAGCCGGAAAACCTGTTCGCGCGGCGCGAGACCTACGCGGCGGAGATTCCCGACGGCGTGCTGGTGCTCACGATGGGCATTGACACGCAGGATAACCGCCTGGAGTACGAGGTGGTGGGCTGGGACCGGAACGAGCAGAGCTGGGGCATCAGCCGGGGCATCATTCCCGGGCGGGCCGACGACGAGGCGACCTGGGCCGAGGTGGACGGGCTGATGGAACGGGTCTGGACGCGCAAGGACGGCGCGGGCCTCCGGGTGATGGCGGCCTTTATCGACTCCGGCGGCCACTTTACCGAGGATGTGTACCGCGAGTGCGCCAAGCGCAACACGGCGGGAAAAAAGATTTGGGCCGTGAAGGGCGAAGGCGGCGAGGGCAAGCCCCTGGTGCGCCAGATGAAGCGCGACGGCGGGGACAGGTCCATCAAGTTCATCGTCGGCGTTGACGCGGGCAAGGAGGCCATCATGTACGCGACGACGGTTCCCGAGCCGGGGCCGAGGTACATGCACTTCCCCACCGGGACGCGGTGCGGGTATGACCTTGAGTTCTTCCGGGGGCTATGCTCCGAGAAGATGGTGATCCACCGCAAGCAGGGACAAAACGTCATCGCCTGGGAAAAAATCAGAGACAGAAACGAACCGTTAGACTGCCGCAACTACGCGCGGGCCGCCTATCGGTTTTTTCATTGGGACTTCGACCGATATGAGAGACGGCTGCGCGGCGAGGATGAGCCGCAAGTGCTGATGACCAAGGCCGAACACAACAGGAGCCGACGCAACCCGGTGGTGAGCCGGGGCGTACAGGTGTAGGAGGTGAGAAGATGTCTGCAATCACGGGATTCACGCTGGTGGAGGCCCAGAGCTTCCTGAAGGCGTGGAAGGATTGCGAGTATGCGCTGGCAACCGGGCAGGCCAAGCGCTACAAGGTCGGCTCACGCGAATTTGAAGCGATCGACCTGCCGTACATCGCACAGCGAATCCTCTACTTCTCGAACCTGGTAGAGGCCCTGAGCGGCGACGTGCGGACAAAGCGCGTGGTGCGGGTTGTGCCGCGCGACCTGTAAGGCGGTGATGAGATGAGTGAGAAGCCGAAGCTGAGCGAGCGCGCGCTATTCCTGTTCGCGCCTGAGACAGCGAGAAAGAGATACACCGACCGCGTGAAGCGCGAGCGGGTCGAGGAGATGCGGGAAAAGATCGACAAGGCCCTCGGCACACGCAGCACCCCGCGCATGAGCTACGGCAGCCACGGCGCCAGCAATTCGCTGAACAGCATGGTTGGCTGGGTCGTGGACGCGGGCAACGCCGAGGACGACATCGACCTGCACAGCTCCACCCTGCGGCAGAGAAGCCGTGACCTGTTCGAGGGCGGCGGGCTTGCCAGGAGCGGGCCGACCAGCCTGATGACCTCCGTTGTGGGCTGGGGTATTCAGCCGAAGCCAAAGATTGACGCGGAGGCCTTGGGCATGAGCGACCAGGAGCGGGAGGAGACCGAAAGACTCATCCTGCGGGAGTTCAAGCTGTGGGCAGAAAACCCCATGTGCGACGCGGAGAGACAGCAGAATTTCTTCGGCCTGCAGCAGCTTGCGTTCCTGTCCATGCTGGTGAGCGGTGACGTGTTCGCGCTGTTCGGGATGAAGGAAAACCCGCGCACCCCGTACCAGACCACCGTGCGCTTGCTGGAGGCGGACAGGATATCCACCCCGGACTCCTCCGGCACAAGCGAGAGCGTGGAGGCCACGGGCGGCGGCAGGATCATCGACGGCGTGGAGATCGACCGGGAAGGCGCGGTGGTTCGCTACCACATCAGCAGCCGCAACCCCATGGCCGGCGCGGACGGCTCCGAGCTGACCTGGACGGCGATTGACGCCTACGGGCACGACACGGGCTATCCGAACATCCTGCACCTGATGACGTGGGAGAGGCCGGAACAGCGGCGCGGCGTTCCATTCGCGGCGGCGGAGATTGAACAGCTCAAGCAATTCGACCGCTACATGAAATCCGAATTGGCGGCGAACCTGGTGTCTTCGATGCTGACCGCGTTTATCGTGAGCGACGCGGACGACGGCAAAGCGGGCATGGAGGACGCGGTGAACGAGGAGGACAAGGTGACGGACGACCCGCTCCAGCTGGAGCTGGCCCCCGGCGCGATCTACGACCTGCCGCCCGGAAAGAAGGTCGAGAGCGTCAACCCGACGCGCTCCAACGGCGCGTTTGAGGCGTTCGTCAACACGTCCATCATGGTGATTGCGTCCTCGATGGGGATTCCGAAGGAAGTGCTGGTCAAGAAGTACGAGACCAACTACACGGCGGCCAGGGCGGCGCTATTGGACTTCTGGCGGACGGTGCGCGTGTACCGGACGCGGTTCAACAGCATGTTCAACCAGCCGATCTACGAGCAGTGGCTCTCCGAGGCCGTGGCTTTGGGCAGGATCAACGCGCCCGGGTTCTTCGATGACCCCGCTGTCCACAAGGCGTGGTGCGGGTGCATGTGGGTCGGCGCGTCCATGGGCCACATTGACCCGATCAAGGAGGTCAACGCTGCGGCGGCGCGGATTGCCAACAACATTTCGACCCAGGAGCAGGAAGCCGCCGAATACAACGGCAGCGACTGGTCCGACATCGTGCGGCAGAGGGCCAAGGAGATTCAGCAGATGCAGGACATCCTCGGCGGGCCGGTGTTCGCGCCTGACTCGCGGGACGATGAGGACGAGGACGACGAGAAGGGAGGCAAGACCTGATGAAAGACTTTTTCCGGCTGGCGTGCGCGGCGCGCATGAAGGCCGACAGCCCTGACACGGGCGAGATTGACCTGTACGGCGAGATCATCACCGACGTCAAGGAACAGTACAAGTGGAGCGACGAGGACAAGAGCGCCAAAGACTTCCGCAACGCCATCCAGAAGGTGAAGGACGCGGGCGCGAAAAACCTGCTGCTCCACATCAATTCCCCCGGCGGCGTATTTACCGAGAGCGTGGCGATGCGCGGGATCCTGGCCGGGGCCGGGTTTGAGAGCATCACCATCCGCATTGAGGGCTGGTGCGCCAGCGCGGCGACGGTGGTTGCGTCCATCCCGGACGCCAAGGTGGAGATCATGGAGGGCAGCTTCTACATGATCCACAACCCCTGGACTATCGCCATCGGCAATGCCAACGACTTTGAGAAAGAGATCGAAACCCTGCGCAAGATGGAAGCCATCTCGCAGGGTTTTTATCACGACAAAAGCGCGCAGGACGTGGAGCAGATCAAAGCCTGGATGGACGAGGAGAAGTGGTTCACCTCCGAGGAGGCCGTGCAATACGGCTTCGCGGACGAGGAGCTGAAAGCCACCACCACCCAGGCGGCGGCCCGCGTCCGTCCTGACGTGATGCGTGTCATGCAGGACATGTACAAGGCTGTGCCCGAGGGGGTGCAGCTCTCCGCGGCGGAGGATGAGGCCGGCGCGGCTGACAACCATGACAGTTCCGATATTCCTGTTGCCGGGGTATCGACTGTAATAGACGGACATGAGGAGGGAACACGACACATGGAAATCAAGGACATCAGCGTGGAACAGCTTCGTGAGGGTAACCCGGCAGTGATGCAGGAGATCCAGCAGGAAGCCATCAGAGCCGAGCGGCAGCGCATCGCCGACATCGACGCGCTGACCCTGAGCGGCTACGAGGAGATGGCCGAGAAGGCCAAGGCTGACGGCACGTCCGCCCTGGACTTCCAGCGCCAGGTCGTCGCCGCCCAGCGCAAGAAGGGCGAGGACTTCCTGAAAGCCCGCGCCGAGGAGACCACCCCTGCTAAGGCTGTGGCCGGCGAGGCCGCCGAGGACCAGAAGAGCGAGGAAGAGGAGATCAAGGCCTTCGCCAAGGAAATCTCCGGCTTCGCCGCTCAGACCACCAACGACCAGATGTACTGAGACGAGAAAGGAGTGAAACGGAATGAGCCTGTATCAGGTGATCGGCACGCATACCCCCGACTGGCTGCTGGCTGACCCGCAGGGCGGCGAAGCCATCGCCATTCCCTGCACCCCCGGCAAGGGCACCGTCAAGCGCGGCACTGTGATGTTCCGCGAGACCAACGGCATGTACTCCCCCGCCGCCGCCGCTGACGCTGTGGACGGCAAGTATCTGGTGATCCTCAACGAGGACGTTGACACCAACGCCAACGCCACCATCGCCGAGGACGCTTCCGCGTACCGCGCCGGCCGCTTCATCGAGGGCCGCGTGACGCTGGCCTCCAACGCGGCGCTGACCGACGCGATCAAGCTGACGCTTCGCAAGCAGGGCATCGTGTTCGTCCCGAAGGACGGCACGACGACCTTCAACAACGAAGTGAGCAACCAAGTGGCCGGCGGCTAATTCCATCAGGAAAGGAGCGAAAACAACATGAATATCTACGATACCCGGGCGCTGCTGGCTGCCGTGGAGCAGCTTCCGCGCGACTATTCCTACCTGTTCGACACCTTTGCGCATGACGCGGGCGTGATCGAGGACGACCACGCCATCTACGACTACCGCAAGGGTTCCCAGCGCATGGCTCCCTTCGTGGTTCCCGGCGCGGGCGGCGTGCCCATGATGCGCGACGGCTTCGAGACCCGTGAGATCGGCTTCTGCACCATCGCCCCCGAGCGCACGGTGGAGAACATCGACCTGAAGAACCGCATGTTCGGCGAGCGCATCCTGGGCGCCATGACCCCCGAACAGCGCGAGAAGAAGATGGTCGCCAAGGATCTGGCCGACATGAAGGCGGCCATTCAGCTCCGCCTGGAGTGGATGGTGCGCCAGGTGCTGCTGACCGGCAAGCTGGAGATCTTCCGCTACACCTCCGAGGGCCGGGACAAGAAGACTACGCTGGTCGCCAACTACGGCTTCACCAACAACTTCACCCCGCTCACCAAGTGGGATCAGGTCGGCGCGAAGATCGAGGACGACATGAAGGCCATCTTCGATATGGTGTACAACGGCCAGGGCTACGTCAGCAAAATGCTGATGGCTCCCGACGTGGCCGCCGCCATGCTGGAGAACAGCGCCTACATCAAGCAGTTCGACGGCCGGAACATCAACATGGGCGAGATCAACACCCGCTATCGCGGCAAGGGCATCCGCTTTATCGGCTGGAACTCCGACGGCGTGGAAATGTACTCCATGAGCGGCACGTTCACCGATGACGACGGCACGACCCAGCGCATCATCCCCAACGGCAAGCTGATTGCCGGCGGCGAGGATCTGTTTGACGTGTACTTCGGCCCGGTGACTCAGGTGGAGGACATGGGCAAGAACGCCAAGCACACCACCTACATGAAGAAGCTGGTGCCCCTGCACTACGGCGACATCAACACCGGCGCCATCAAGAATCGTCTGACCAGCTGCCCGACGGTGGTTCCGCGCAACGTGGACGCCTGGGCTGTCGGCACGATGCTGTGATGAGGTGAGCGCATGAGCAAGGGTTATGTGAGCATCTTCTACGTTCGCGTGGGCAAGCACGTCTTCACCCCCGGCGAGGTGATCCGCGAGGAGATCGACGAGGAGAAGGCGGCAAGGCTTATCAGGGACGGCTTCATCCGCCCTTGCGACGCGCCCGCGACGAAACCCGAGGAGCCGGCCCTCGACGGTGAACCCGTCGAGGCCGACCCCGTGGCGGAGACCCCGGAGGAAGCCCCCGCTGAGGAGATCCCGGAGGAAGCGGCCGATGAGGACGACGGGGACGGCGACACCGCCCCGATCGAGATTGACGACGCCGACGCCGTGATTGCTCCGCCGAAGAAAAAAGGCCGCAAGAGTGAAGCGAGGTGACGAGCGTGAAAATCCGTATGCTGAAAAGCGGCGAGGTTGTGGAGGTCAACGCGGAATACGGCGCGCGCCTGATTGAGCAGGGACGCGCCGTTCTCCATGTCTGCCCCGAACAGCCCGCCCAGGCGGAGGAGAAGGCCGAAGCCAAGCCCGCCGCCGAGACCAAGGCCGAAAAGACCAAGGCCCGCAAGAGCGGTGATGCCTGATGGCGCTGAAAGACCGGATTGCGGATGACCGGCTGCGGGTGTTTTTGCAGCAAGACCACTTCGCCAGCACCCACACATGGAACGGCATGCCCTTCGTGTGCGTGACGGACGATGAATCGGCGCTGAAACGCAAGAACAACAACGTGGTGGACATCTCATGGGACAACAACACCATCGACGTGATTGTGTACGTGCGGGAGGAAGACTGGCCGGAGGCGAGCAAGCCCGTCCCCAATGACCACGGCTTCTTTGACAAGCGGCACATGAAGATCCTCCAGGTGCAGGACGACATGGGGCTGTTGACCATCACGCTGTCAACCAAGTCCCCCAAGGCGGTGAACGACGGATGAGGACCAGCACACGGCTGAAAGCCATGCAGAAATGGGTGTTCAAGGAGCTGTGCGAGGGCCGGAAGATGAAAACCCCCGCACCCGACGGCGACATCACCCAGATTGTGAAGCAGGAGCCGCAGGTGTTCGTGGGCTGGATGCCGATGCGGAGCGACAAAACGGTGTACAGCCGTGACGACTTCCCGAACGTCGTGCCATCCATCACCCTGATGCCCGCCCCGTCCTACGTGCGCCACATGGAGGAGCACCGCTTCGACCGCTACGACCACATCAACCGCATGAACGAACTGAGCCAGCAGCTCACGGTGCAGGTGCTTTTCCAGATCTACGAGGACGGCATCAGGCTGCCTGGCTTTGTCGGCAAGGCCCAGAGCGGCCAGGGCATGGACATGAGCCTGATTCAGGAGGGAAGCCTTGAAGGCCTGTCCACCCTGGAGGACTGGATCAGCGAGTTCAAGTACAAGCTGCTGGGCGAACGCACCATCCCCGGGACGGACATGTTTCTGGACGAGGAAAGCGCCACCTACGCGCTGTTTTCCGACGAGAAATACATCGCGGATCTGCGGCCTATCTTTGTGGGGATGGTCAACGTGACCTTCTACTGCTTCACCGAGCGGAAGGTCAACGACAAGATCAGAAAACTATTACTCTAAGGAGGGAAAAACCATGGCATATCTTCATGGCGCTTACGGCGATATCAATGCCGCCGGCAACCGCGTCGCGGCCCAGACCGAGGGCGTGATCGTCGCCATCGGCACTGCTCCCGTGCACACCGTGGCGGGCGGCGCTGCGAACGTCAACAAGCCCGTGCTGGTGACCGGCATCGCCGAAGCGCGTCAGCTCTTTGGCTACTCCGACGACTGGGCGAAGTACACCCTGTGCGAGGCCATGCACGTGTTCTTCGAGCTGAACGGCGTCGGCCCGCTGGTGCTCATCAACGTGCTGGACCCCGCGGCCCACAAGAAGAGCGGCGACGCCACCAGCAAGAGCCTGACCCCCGTGAACGGCGTGATCACCATCGCCAACGCCGAGGGCATCATCCTGGACACCGTGACCGTGGCCGGCAAGACCAAGGGCACGGACTTCACCGTGGCCTACAACCAGGCGAAGAAGACCATCGTCATCACCGGCAACCTGGGCACGGCTGCCATCAACGTGAGCTACAACGAGATCAACGCCGCCGCCGTGACCGCCGAGGCCGTGATCGGCTCCACCGACGGAATGGGCCTGAACACCGGCGTGTACGCGCTCAAGAACGTGTACCAGGAGACCGGCCTTGTGCCCGCCTTCGTCATCGCCCCCGGCTTCTCCTCTGTGCCCGCGATCCACAGCGCGATGGCACAGGTGACCCGCAAGATCAACGGCCACTGGGACGCCTGGATGTTCGTGGATCTGCCCATCATGAACGGCGAGACCCCCGTGACGATGGCGACCGCCGCGACCTTCAAGGCCGCGAACGGCTACAACCAGGAGAACGAGACCGTCTGCTATCCCATGGCGACCGGCACGGACGGCAAGCAGTATCACCTGTCCACCCTGCGGGCCTGCAACTTCCTGGACATCCTGGGCCGCAACGACGGCATCCCCTACCACACCGCCTCCAACACCGCGTGCGCGATCATCGCGAACCTGTGGCTGGGCGCGGAATACACGGGCCGCGTGTTTGATGACCAGATCATCAACGAGAACCTGTGCAAGCACGGCATCACCTCCGCTGCCTTCGTGGGCGGCCGCTGGGTGCTGTGGGGCGCGCATGCCGCCGACTTCGACACCGACAACATGACCAACGTGAACGCCGCCGAGACCAACCGGATGATGCTGTTCTACCTGAGCAACGACTTCCAGCAGAGGCGCGTGAACGACGTGGACAAGCCCGTGACCGCCAACGACATCCAGTCCCTGGTGGCCGACGAGCAGGCCCGCCTCGACGCTCTGGTGCGCACCGGCGCGCTGATCTACGGTCAGGCCGCGATTGACGCGCAGGCCATCCAGGACAGCGACGTGTTCCTGGGCGACTACATGTTCACCTTCGACGTGACCACGACCCCGCTGGCCAAGAGCCTGACCGTGACCGTCAACTGGGTCAATGACGGCTACGCGACGTACTTCGCCGAGGCGGAGACCGACATGGCCAGCGATTACGACTGATAAGGGGTGATTGAAAATGCCGAAGAATGTATACAACAACGTCGTTGACCATCGGATTATCGACAACAAGCGCGTGGTGGAGGACGTGACCTCCGTCACCCTGCCCACCATCGAGTTCGACAGCACCACCATTGACGTGGCGGGCCTGACCGGCACCGTGGACATGCCCAACACCTACAAGGTGAAGGCCATGTCCGCCGAGATTGCCCACAACAACGGCACGAACACCGACCGGCTGACCGACCCCGGCCTGCACACCCTGGAGTTCCGCCTCGCGCGCCAGAGGTACATCACCAACAAGGCCACGATGAACCACGAGAGCGTGAAGTACCGCATGACGGGCTATCACACCTCGACCAATGACGGCCGCGTCCAGACCGGCAACCCGCTGGGCGGCACGGAGAAGTTCAATGTTCTCCGCTTCGAGAAGATCGTCAACGGCAAGACCGTGGTGAAGGTGGACGTGATGGCGGGCAGCCTGGAGTTCAACGGCAAGTCCGAGGTTTCGGGCATCCAGAAGCTGCTGGAGTGATACCGGTAGGGGCGCGCCTCTATCCATGACGGGTGGAGGCGCGCCTTTGTGCGATGGGGCAAAAACGAAAACGTTTTCGGATTTGCCCGGGAGACCCACAACAAAAACAAAAGACATAGCATCCAACACAGACGAAAAGGAGAACCAACATGGCAAACGAGAAGATCACGCCCGTGGAGAACAAGACCGAGGCCGAGAAGAAGGCCGAAGCCGAGAAGAGAGAACGCGAAGCGCGGGCCATCGCGGACGCCTATTCCAAGGGCACCCTGCAGCTGATTCAGCCCATCATGAGCAACGGCCACGAGGTGACGGAACTGAAATTCGACTTCATGGCCCTGAGCGGCTGGGAAACCGTGGAGGCCATGAGCAGCGAGGAGAAGTACAATGCCTTCCGCCTGAGCTACCGGCAGGGCCTCAGCCTGTTCGCGGCGGCGGCGGCCAAGGCCACCGAGGACGTGGACAAGGAAGACATCATCGCGAACATCGGCATGCAGGACACCATGAAGGCCGTGCAGATTGCCACGGTTTTTTTCAACGCATCCTCGCGGGTAACGGGCGGAGCTACCAGGAACTCGTGATGGAGGTAGCCATCGCGATTCACAACTCCTTCGAGGAGCTGATGAACATGAGCATGTACCGTTTTCTGGTGACACGGAAGACGGCGGCAACCGTGCTCAAGTACATCCACAACCCGGAGGAGGACGTGCGCGTGGTGACGGAATGAAGAAACGGAGATCGGCGGCATGAATCTGATTTATGAGGGCAGAGACATCACCCAGAGCGTGCAAATCCTGCAATGCGTCCACCGGGACGCTTCCGTCGGGCGGAGTGACAGTCTGGACATCATACTCAATCATGCCGCCGACTGGTACAGATGGGAGCCCAAGGCCGGGGACACCATCGAAATCAACCACAAGGGGTACACAACGGGCGCGCTGTACGTGAACACGGTGAGGCCGGAGGGTAAGGAATACCGGATTTTGGCGACCTCCCTTCCGCCGAACGCATGGCAGAACGCCTGGAGAAGCTACCGCCAGATGACCTTTGAGGAGATCGTGACGCAGTGCGCGACCGAGTGCGGCATGACCGGCGAGGTGTACGGGGCGAGGTTTTCCACCCCCTACGGCCATCTTCAAAGAGAAAATACCGGGGCGGCGGCGTTTCTGCAAAGGCTGTGCTTCCTCGAAGGCGCGGCGCTGAAGGCCTACAACGGCAAGATGCAGGCCATCTTTATCCCCTACGCCCAGGACCAGCGGACGGTGCGGAGTTTGCGGCTGACCGGCGAGGAGCCCGGGCTGGTCTACACCCACACCCCGGAGGCCAAGCGCGGCTTCGTGCGCGTGGTGACGCCTGACTTTGAGGTGACGGTGACCGACAGCGGCGCGTCCGGCTGCAAGGGCAAGACGATCCCCGCCCCCGCCATGGACACCATCACGGCGAGCCGGTGGGCGCGGGGCGTGCTGCTGATGTGCAACCGCATGGCCGAGACGCTGGAGGTCAGCATCGGCTTCGACCCGGCGATGACCGCCCTGGCCCGGGTGGAGGTTATCGGCAACAGCGCCTTCGCCGGCGGCTGGCTGGTGGACGAGGCCGAGCACGACCTCTACAACGAGAAGACCCGCGTGAAGCTGGTGCGGTGCGTGACGACGGTGAGCGAGAGCGCCAGCATCACCCGGACCGAGGCCACGGGCAGCACCACCCGGAGGATTGCCCCGGAGGTGGAGGCGGAGCTGGAGCGGATTGAGGGGCTGATTTCCGAATCCGATGATGTCATCATTGGAACGCAGACCGAAACCACAGCGGCCTGGACAGGGAACGCCCGATTCAACGAACTGCGGAGCGGGCAACATATTCACTACTGGATTCCGAAGCTAAGCGCCCCAAACGTCACACTGAACCTGACGCTGGCCGACGGCACGGAGACCGGCGCAAAGAACGTCTACATCAACGGCAATAACCGGTGTGGCGCTCATTTTGCATCCGGCAATCTGGTGACGATGGTCTATCTGGAGAACATTCAGATCGGCAGCTCTACCTATACAGGCTGGTGGATCAACCGGTCACAGGACACGACCACCAACACCTACGACCGCATATGGTATCACCCGCCCGTGACAGCAGCGGGCCCGATTGCCGCAGGGCGCCTCGGCGTGTTCAATGGAGACGGAAAGCTGACGCTCCTGTCCACAACGGCCTTCGACATCACCAGACCCATCCTGTATGTGATGACTTCCTACACTGCCTCCGGGCTGACGCAGACGAACAACCACATCGCCCTGGGCGCGCCCTTCAACCTCGCCAACACCGTCCCCGACTTCTCCGGGACGGCGGGCAGCGCAGTCTTCATCAAGGGAACCCTGGCCGGGAAAATGCTTACTCCGGCGACGGAGGTCATTACCTGCGCAGAACCTTCCGTGGAGGACGGCTATGTCTACATGCACTTAGGTCTGATGAGCACGGCTACAAATGGCACCCTCTCCCCGGAACATCCGCTGTTCATCTACCGCAATGGCGCCTTCCGGCGTCTGGCGGACTACACCGAGGCCAACCAGAGCGCGGCGGGCCTGATGTCTGCCACGGACAAGGCCAAGCTGGACGCCTTCGGGGCGGCATCTACCTACGCGCTGAAAACCGACCTGACGGCGGTCTACAAGTACAAGGGCAGCAAGGCCACGGTGTCCGCGCTCCCGTCATCCGGGAACGTACAGGGCGACGTGTGGGACGTGCAGGAGAACGGGATGAATTACGCCTGGAACGGCAGCGCATGGGACGCGCTGGGCACGATCTACACGCCGGACATCATCACAGACGCACAGATAGACGCGATATGCGTATAAGGCCCTCATCCGTCAGCGCTGACGCGCTGCCACCTTCCCCCATAGGGGGAAGGCAAGGGGACGGCGGGCAGGAAGGAAGGGCGAGACATGGCATTTTTAGACGAAGCCGGATTGGCGCGGGTCTGGACAAAGATCAAGGCGGCGTTTGTGGCGAAGGAGACGGGCAAGGGATTGTCTGCCAACGACTACACCACCGCCGAGAAGAATAAATTAGCCGGCATCGCGGCGGGCGCAAACGCCTACACGCACCCGAGCTATACCTCGCGGACGGGCAAGCCGACGGCCAACCAGACCCCCGGCTTTGGGGACACGGTGACGATCTCCCAGATCACCAGCGACTCGACGGGCCATGTGACAGGCGCGAACGACCGCGCCCTGACCATCCCGGACGATGTGGCGACGGGTGAAAGCGACGGCCTCATGAGCGCCGCGGACAAGGAAAAGCTCGACGGCATCCCGTCGATTGTCGGGGTGTTCGCGCGGAATATCGGGGATATTGAGGGGGAACTGGCGACCACGAGGCAGGAAAACGCAGTCATCCTGCAATCCCTGGCAGAAGCAAACATCAGCATCCTCAATACGCCGAACCTTCTAAGACCGGATGCTTGGTGGCTGAACAATGGCTCTGCCAATATCGTGTGCGGCGACGCGGCGAGGTGGAGTAAATCTGGCGGTGCCTACATGAAAAGCATCACCGGCTACAAGATGTACACCACAGAGCCGACAGCCGAGCAGACAGCGGGCGCAACCTATGTGTACCACAGCGAAGCCGGAACCAGCGCGGACGGCACGGCCTACGGCGAAGCCTGGTTTGTGTACCGCGACGCTGACGATGGCATCACGACGAGCTGCGTAGACCTGACCGGCGATGCGATCATCACGGAAGACAACGGCGAAACCTTTAATAAGGCGATCCAGTACAATATCACAGCAAACACCGCGTGGGGCAACATGGAAACCCTGTACTACCCGCAAGGATTGAGCACCCAGTATTACAAGCAGGGCGAAACGCCGAAGTCCTACAACTACTACGTGGACGATATGAAGGTTGGCGAAACCTATACCGTCTCCTGCTGGGCAAGGTTGACCAGCGGAACCGAAGCGTGGATGAAGTTTGGATGGGGCGGCATCTCCCTCAATTCGATGGGCTATCCGGCGAATGTCAGCGGCGTTTCTGATGTGGTCAAGATCACCAGCACGGAGTGGAAACGCGTCTCCTGGTCGTTTGTCTTCAGCCCGACCGGCGCGGAATACTCCGAGACCGTGGCCTCCTACACTGACAGCAGCGGCAACACCTACAACCGCGTCACGCGCGTGTACAACTGGTCAAAGCGCGTGATATTCGGCGTCCATCGGAAGTACACAGCCACACTCCAGCTTGCGGGTTTCCGGCTGACCAAGGGCGGGCTGTATGGCAACAACACCATCGACACGCTGTCGGCGGAGGTCAAGGCGGCGCGGGACGAGAGCGCGGCAGCGGCCCAGGCGGCCCAGGCGGCCACCACGGCGGCCAACAAGGTGATGACCGGCGCGACGGCGAGTGCTGCGGGCACGGCGGGGAATGTGCCTGCGCCGGCGGCGGGGGATCAATTGAAATACCTGCGCGGAGATGGAACGTGGGATGACATAAGAGCGGACATCCTCAACGCCTACCCCATTAAGGCAGTCCCCGTCAACGGCATGGGTATGTTAGACCCACAGGCCAGTCTCAGCGTTTCGGATGCGGCCAGTGGTGTGCCGCCCTATTGGATTCGTCTGGTCATCACGGCATCAAGCGCCAGCACAGCCACCATCACCTTTACACCTATGCTGTACGGCACTGCCGCAACCTTCACGGTGGATTTGACAGCGCTGAATGGCGGTTCGGCGTTGACGCAGAACACGGTCGTCGATATCTACGACGGTGTGAGGATGACCATCAGCGGCGGCGCAACGGTCTATCTGAGCGAGGTCATCAAGACCACAGAGCAGTATTACACGCTGTCGTGTGATGTAGCCAATGTGGGAACCTACTACCGCAGGAACGTGACGAGCGTGCTTGATGCACTGGAGAGGCGGATTGCGGCATTGGAGAATGCGTGATGAAAAACGAAAACGTTTGCGGATTTGGCGCGGTGATTGAGCGCGGAATCGTGACGGCGGAGGAGAACGGGCTGTACGCGGTGCGGTCCTTCGACCGGCCGGGGCTGGTGACGCCGCCTTTGCCGCCGCCGGTGGAGGAAAGCTACACAGTGGGCGCCAAGGTGTTCTTCTTCCTCTTCGAGGACGGAACCGGGCGCATTTTGCGGGGCATGGACGGCTGAACGTCCGCCCCTTTTTGACACACACAAAGGGGTGAACGTATGGCAGTCGATTTGCTTGCTAATGTCATTGTCAACGGCCAACACAGCGGCCTGGACGGCATCGCCAGCGCGCTGTTGAACCTGGCGAACACGGCCAAGGGCGTATCCGGCGCGGCCCAGCAGTTCCTCAAGGACTCGGCTGAGGTCTACAAGGAATACGAGACCAACATGCTGGGCGCGGAGGCCGCGCTGGGCACGCAGTACGAGAGCGCGACGGTGCTCAAGGGCGTCATGGGCGACCTGAACAAGCAGGCCGCACAGTGGGCCAGCAGCACCATCTTCCACACGTCGGACGTGTCCGAGGCCATCAATGAGGCGGCCCACGCGGGCTGGACCTACCAGCAGATGGTCGAGGGCATCCCGGCGGCGATGCTGATTGCCCAGGCGGGCAACATGGAGCTATCCCAGGGCCTTGACCAGCTCACCAAGATGGCGAACGGCACGGGCCTCGCCTTTGAGGATATGGGGCAGTTCGTGGATCAGTGGGCGATGGCGGCCAACCGGAGCGCAACCAACATCGCGGAGATGGGCGACGCTTACGTCCGTCTCGGCCCGATGGCACAGTTTGCCAACAACACCGCCGAGGTCTTCACGATGCTCGGCACGCTGGCCAACGTGGGCCTGGTGGGCGAACAGGCCGGCACCATGATGCGCAACAGCATCATGCGCCTGATTGCCCCGACCCAGAAAGCCAATGAGGCGATGGCCCTGCTGGGCGCGTCCGAATCCGAGATTGCACAGCTCAAATCCGACGAGAAGATCCAGGCCACGGGCAAGCGTCTGAAAGAACTGGGCTTCAGCGCCTATGACGCGCAGGGCAAGCTCAAGCCCCTGACGCAGATCTTCTCCGACCTGAACAAGGCGACATCGAAGATCACCGACGACCAGGAGAAGAACGCCCTGATTGCGTCCATCTTCCCGACGCGAACCATCGCCAGCGCCCTGGCCTTCATGAAGGCCGCCGGGGACGACTGGAACGGCCTGTACGACGGGATCATCAACAGCGCAGGCTACGCGCAAAAGGTGTCCGACACCATGATGAGCGGCCTGATGGGGTCGGAGGAGCTGTTCGCCAGCAAGGTGGAGGAGTTCAAGCGGCGCACCGGCGAGAACATCGCCCCGCAGCTTGAAGCCCTGTACGAGTTTGGCGGCGGCTTCCTGGACGCCATCAACGGCATGGATGACGTGGGCTTCGCCGCCCTGGTGGGCGGGATCGAGGCCATTGCGGGGTTTGCGCCGGCACTGAGTATCGCGGCGGGGGCTATGGCATTGATCGCCCACCCGCTATTGGCGGTTCCCGTGGGCGCAATGGCGCTCGCGGCGGGCATCGGCGCGGCGATCGGCGCGGTCAATAAATACAACGAGCTGGAGTTCAAGAGCCATTACGGCGAGATGACGGTGGATATGCAGGCTTTCGACGAGGTGATGAAAGCCAACGGCACCACCTACGAGAATGCAACGAACTATCTCACCGAGTTTGACACCAAGGCCCAGGAAGCGCAGACCAAGTACCAGGAATACGCCACGACGCTTAAAGAGCTGATGACCGGCGATTTCCTGACATCCTCGGAAGTCGGAGAAAAAGAGAAAAACAAATACCTGGAATACGGCGAGAACGCCTACAAAGAAGTCATCAAAGGCATTGAGGCGGAAAAGGCCAAAGACAAGGGCATGCTCAACCACCTCTTCAAGGCCGAAGAGCTGAAAGAGGGAACGCCGGAATACGAGTCGCTACAGCAAAACGTGAAGCTGTACGACGAGTTCTTTAACGACCTGACTTCCAAGGCGGAGGCCGTCAATGAGTCCTTACAGCTCAAGATCAAGCTGTCCGTGGACAATGACGGCCTGATTTCCGAGGAAGAATTAGCGGATATTCAAAACCTGCTCAACGAGTACAACGAAATCATGGCTTCCGCCCGCAAGTCCCAGATGGCGGGCGAACAGGCGAAGGCACTCTGGAAGGCGCAGCAGCTCGGCCCGGACGCGACGGAAGACATCATCAAGGCCTACGGACCGAATGGCGAATACGCGCAGAGCGTTGTAGAAGGCATCGGCGAAGACTACGGCAACATGATTGCCGAGGACGCGCGCATCAGCCAGTGGAAGCTGTCGCAGCTCACGCCCGGAACGCCGGAATACGAAGCCGAGGTCAAGCGCCATGCCGACAACGTGGCAAACTGGACAGCACAATACCAGACTTCCGTCGCCCAGGCACGGGAAGAAGTCGCGCAGGCTGGCATCAAGGCCTTTGGCCAGATGATGGAAGGCTCCGACTATCAGGGCCTCTACACAGCAATATCCGGCTGGGACGCAAGCAACGGCCTTGCGGACGAACTGGCGGGGTACAGTTATGAGGATGTCCAATCCTTCTATAGCCAATTAAACGACATCAACGGCTTTATGGCCCATGCCGGGACATGGGCTGGGCTATTGTCAGCATTTGGCTATGGCCAGACCGAAAGCGGCGCCGCGCTCATTGGCCTTCTTAACAGTGCGGCAAGCGGAGACCTCGGACGCGCGGTTGAAGCCGTGCTCATGGGCATGCAACCCGGGACCACAGCAGAGCAGCACCAGGCAGAATACACAGAAACAACCGAACAGCGCCAAGCCGAAGAGCAGGCAAAAGAAAGCGCTGAGACCGCCGCGCAGACAGCATCAGACCTCAACTATGCGTTCCGCGAGTTAAGCAACCTGGAAGCGGATCAGGACGCGGCTTACAGGGAGAATGCCGAAGCAGCGGCAACAAGAGCCGCTGAGACAGCAGAGACCGTTTTGGACGCGGTATCCGGCGCGGCGGCATCGCTGGGCGGGCCTGGCGGCAAAACGATTGACGAGCATCTTGACCAACTGCTTTCTGAGCCTTCCGGGCCAAGCATCTGGCAGACGGTCGGCAACTGGATCGGCAGTCTTTTCCCGGGCGCTGGCGCGGAAGGCGCAACGGAGGGTGCGGCGTTCTTCAACGAGGCGGCAACCGCAGCGGCGGAGGCGGCGGCAAATATCCCCACGGCGTATATGCAATCGCTGGAGTCGCGCAAGGCCGAAATGGCCGCCATGATGAGCGAGAGCGTCAACGGAGCGGTGAGCAACACCACCGTCGAGACCCCCGTCAATGTTCCAGCCGAGGTGGAGATCAATGCCGAGGGCCTGCAGGCGGCTGTGGGCGAAAACACCGTGACCATCGAGGCCGAGGTTGTGCCCGTGGGCGGCGGCGAGTGGGGCGACCCGCTCAACATGACCGGGCTACAGCTGGAGCAGCAGGTCAACCAGTTTACCGGAGAAGTCGCCATGACCCCGGAGACCAGTGCGGTAGACAGCTACGAGGCCCCGGAGAAGGAGGGCGAGGCCGTCTATTCGGTGGACGCCAGCGCGGTGGAGGGCTTTGAGGCCCCCGAGAAGGAAGCTACGGCTGTGTATGACGTGGACGCCAGCGCCGTGGACGGGTACAGCCCGCCCAACAAATCGGCCACGGTGACATACACCGTGCAGACCATCGAGACCAAGACCACCATCAACGAGGTCGTGACGAAGAATGTGAGCGCGCCGGGAGCCGGAAGCGGCAGCGGCGTGAACAACGTGACCAACCTGCTGTACGGCGAGGGCGGACGCGCGGACACGGCCTCCATCTTCGGCGAGGCCGGCGCGGAATGGGCCATCCCTGAGCGCCACGACGACCGCACCGCCGAGCTGCTGGACGCGGCACGGCAGGCCTCCGGCTTCTCGTGGGGCGAGCTGATTGCCCGCAACGGCGGTCTGAACGGATCGAGCGCGGGGGTCGAAACCCACCTGACCTACAGCCCGACCATCTACGCCACGGACGCGGCAGGCGTGGAGAGCGTGCTGGCCAAGGATAAAAAGCGCGTGGAAAGCCTCATCCGCGAGGCCGTGCGGCGCGCGATGGATGACTTCGCACTGCGCAAGAGAGTGGAGGTGTTCGCCTGATGCGAATGAGCGGGTATGTGTACAACTGTTCCGCCGGGGAAACCTGGGACATGATTGCCCTGGAGATCTACGGCGAGGAGACCTACGCCGCCGACCTGCTATGCGCGAACCCGGCCATGTGCCGCAAGGTCGTGTTCGCGGGCGGCGAGAAGGTGGAGCTTCCGGTGATCGACGTGCCGGAGCGGAACCAGCTGGTGGCGGACACGGGCAACACCGCGCCGTGGAGGAGGTGAGGGCATGATCCTGATGACGTGGGCCGGGTTTGATTTTTTCGTCAACCCCGGGAGCATCCGCTCGTTTTCCGACCTGCGGATCGAGACCAGCAGCACCTTTGAGGACAAGGAGTTCAACGGCCTGAGCTACAAGGAGTGGAAGAACGCCGACCCCTACAAGGTGTCGTGCAAGGCGGTGCTGGATATCAAGCTATGCCAGGAGGACGTGCGCTTCACGGCCATCGGCCTGTGCGACATGGCGCGGAGGAGAACGAGCAGCGGCCCGCTGTTTTACAACGGCGAGCCGCTTTTGTACGACAACTGGGCCTTTCAACTGAGCAAGGCGAGCATCGACCAGGTGGATATCGCGCCCAACGGGATGTGGACGCACGCGGAGATCTCGCTGGAATTTGTGCAGAGCGGCTCGACGGACAGCCAGGCGATCCTCGACCGCTACGGCATCCCCGCCGGGTACGTCTCCGGGGACAACACGACCGGGACCGGCGGCACCACGACCGGAGACGGCACACGCGGCAGCTACTACACGGCGGCCAAGGCCGGGGCCAGCCGGACCGGGAACAATAACAACAACGACGATGACGACGACAAGGCCTGGTGGGACTGGTACGAGGAGTACAGCGACAAGAACTTCGGCGGCAAGCCCTCGGACGCGAGCAGCCGTTACCCGTACCTGTACGGCCCGAACGGCAAGTATCCGTCGCCGTCCTCTTCCTCGGACTCCGGTTCGTCCGGGTCGAAGAAACCGGCCAGCGCGAGCAGCTACACCAACGAGGTCACGAAGAAGAACAACAAGAGCAGCAGCTCACCCAGCACCACGAAAAAGGTGGTCTATACCGGGCCGAAGGTGAGCAGCAGATAAGCGAGGTGAGAGCATGGCGGTGTACGAGATCACCAACGAGGCGCGGCCCGTGGAATTTGAGTGCGGGAACAACACGACCCTGGCGCGGGCGCTCCAGCACGGACGGAACCTGCTGAGACTGCGGCGCGGGGAGCTGCCCTTCGACCGGAAGCGCGGCTTTGACTGGCGGCTGTTCGACCTGCCCTTAGCGGACATCCAGGCCCCACTCAACCGGGAGCTGGCGCGGCTGATGCAGTATGAGCCTGACCTGACGCTGGTGCGCGGATGGGTGGAGAGAACCACGGACGGGGAAACGGTGATACACGCGCTGGTTTCCTGCCGGCTGACATGAGGAGGGAAAACGGATGGACAACACGGAATTGCACTACATCACGTATGACAGCGAGGCCATCTGGGCCGACATGATGGCGGCCTACCAGGAGGCGGGCGGCGACACCCTGTACCCAGGGGACGAGAAGGACATGCTTCTGCACGGGGTGCTGAATATGTTCGTCTTAGCCTTCGCGGGCGTGGACAACGCGCTGCGGATGGCAACCCTGCGCTACGCCGTGGGCGAATACCTGGATCTGTTCGGCGAGAGAAGGGACTGCCCGAGGATCCAGGCGCAGGCGGCGAGGTGCGAGAACGTGGCTTTCGTGATGACGGCGGGAGAAGGGCGGAACATCCCCAAGGGCACGGCGCTGACGGAAAACGGCTCCGTGACGTGGGTGACGGCGGAGGACAAGCTGTGGAACGGACGCGCCGGAACCCTGTTCGTCCCCATCGTATGCACCACAGCCGGCACAGCCGGAAACGCGCTGGCCAGCGGGGCAACCCTGCAACTGCTGGCGTCGGACGCGAACGTGGCAAGCGCGACCACCACCGAGGCCGCCCAGGGAGGCGTGGACATGGAGACCGACGAGGCATACCGGGCGCGCATTCAGGAGAACGCCAGCACCCCCACGGCGGGCGGCACAGCGGCATGGTACAAGGCTGTGGCCCTCGCGGCCAGCGACGAGGTGGCGGACGCCCTGGCCATCAGCGCGCCGGAATTGCAGGAGACCATCGACAGCGCGGACTACAGTGAGCTTTGGGGAACCAACGCCAAGAGCGCGGCCAGAACCGCCGTGACCGGCGAGGGCGACGGCACGGTGATCCTGTTCATCCGGCCCACCTCCAACACGGCATCCGCCGAACTCATCCAGGCCGTGCAGGACGCGGTGAGCGCGGACGAAAACCGGCAGCTCACCGAAAAGGTCAAGGTGGCCGCCGGCGTGGTGGGCGTGGTGCAGATCAGCGCCACGGTCAGCTATGACGGCAAGACCACCACCCGCACGGCGATTGCGGAGGCCTCCGAGCGGTACATGACATGGCAAAACGGCCAGCTGGGCAAGTCGCTGAACCTGGAGCGGCTGAAAGCGGAGCTGTACATGGCGGGCGCGACGTCTGTGACGGTCTCCGCCATGTTCGACAGCACGAAGGTCATGCCCAACCTGTACCTGAACGCCCACGTTACCGTGACCTTTGCATAAGGCGGTGACAGCATGATGACATACGACATCCGGGATTTCTTTCCGCACTTCCTGACGGAAGACCCCACGGGCTACGCGATGTGCAAGGCGCTGGAGGCCGGGATGAACGACTTCCTGGCCATCGTGGAGCAGGGCGTGAAGATGATTGACGACGCTTCCGCCATGCCGGAGTGGCGGTTGGACGAGGTGGCCTGGGAGCTGGGCCTGCCCTTCAACTACAAGGCGGAGGTCGAGGCCAAGCGCGCGTGGATCGCCGAGGCACTGAAAAAGACCGTGCGCCTGGGGACGGTGGAGGCCGTGAAGCAGTACGCAAACGGGATCTTCGGCAAGGCGACCATCGAAGAAAACTGGCAATACAGCGGCAGCGTCTACCACTACCGCGTGACGGCGAACAGCCAGACACGGCAGGCCAACGCGCAAGAGCTATTCCGCGAGGCCATGCGGAAGGCGGCCAACGCGCGGTCCGTGCTGGATACCATCGCCTACAGCGTGTTCGGAAGCGCCAAGCTAAAGCTGACGGCAAGGGGGAGCTACGTGCAAAATACATCCGGCGAATCTGTGTGGAGCACCAGGAACCTGATACGCGGGACGCTGAAGCCGACAAGCGACACCCGCCCGAGCATCAACGGGAAAATGCAGTGCCGGGTCAACCTGGGCGTCAGCACGGTGGAGCACGGCTATAAGTCCACAAAGACCAGCGGCGGCTTTTCGTTCACGCCTCCCGGCATTATCTTTGAAAACGGCGTTGACATGTGCGGCCTGGTGGCGGGAACGGCCTACACGCTGTCCTATGACGCGGAAATGCTATTCGTGGGCAGCTACCCGGAGGACACGCCCTATCACCTGTATGTGATTGTGGTCTACCAGACCCAGAAGGACGGCATCACGGAAACCGCCTCGCAGTACATCGACACGGGGATCATCTACCGCCACGGCGAGGTCTGCACAGGCCTTGCGCAGGCAACGTTTGCCCTGCCGCACAACACCACGGCGGTCAACACGATCAACATCAGCGCGCTTGACACAAATGACATTACGGGCGCCTTCTCCATGGTGGAGGGTGATTACTTCGCGGCCAAGAACATGAAGCTGGAAAACAACCTCCGGGCGACCGCGTGGAGCGCCGCGCCGGAGGATTACACCATCATTGCCAAGCCGGACAACGGCAGCGGGAAGGTTACCTCCGGCGAGACTACGCTTTCCATCACGGGCGCTTCGCCTGGCGTAGCCCCGCAAAAGATTTTCCTGTTCGTCCCCAACGGGGCGTTCCTGATGACCACCATCCTGAAATTTGCCGACGGGAGCCAGACGCTGGCGGAATACATTCTTGACATGACACAGCTCCCCGAACACATTTACATGGTTAGCCAGTACGGCGGCGTGATCGTGATTGAGGACGGGAAAACCGTCAAATGCGGCCAGAGCGTCGATGCGGCGAACACCGTGCTGTTTGAACTGGCCGATCCGATCCTACAGCCACAAGCGAATTTCAGCGCAACGGTTACGGGAACAAACTACAACGTGAAGGTCGGCATGTATTACCTGGCGTGACCGGAACGGCAAACTGAGAAAGCGAGGGATGAACCATGCTGAACAACAACGCGCTGAACGCGGTTCGCGCCACGTTCACGAGCAACCTATCGCGGGCGGAATACCGGGCGGGCGCTGCGTGGATTTCCGCAGACATCACGGGAACGCAGACCACGGAGGACGGGCGGGTGCTGGTAACCTTCGAGATCCCCGCGACCTATCGCGGCGCGTACATCACGGGCGTGCGCCTGTATGACGCGAGCGACAACATCTGGGTGGAGGAGACCACGAACATTCAAATGCCCACCGATGACACCGCCCTGACCTACACCATGGAGCTGACGGTGGAGGAGGACGAGGCCACATGATCGACATCGACCAGATGTGCGCAGACTTTGAGGACTGCATCGGCTGGCCGTATGTGTCCCCCGGCGGGACGGGCAAGGACTGCTCCAAGACCGGGATTGACTGCTCAGGCATGTTCAAGCGCGCGGGCAAGCTGCAGGGCGTGAGCCTGCCGCACTCCTCCAACCGGATGTGGCGGCAAAGCCTGAGCGAGAAGGGAAAGATCGGCACCGCCAAGCTCCAAAAGGGCATGGCGGTTTTCAAGTGGCGGGAGACCGAACACCCGAACTACCGGGACGGGCTGGGCGACTTCTTCCACGTCGGTCTGGTGGTGCGGGCCAAGCCCTTGCGGATCGTCCACGCGGCGAACAGCCGGCAGGGCGTGATCGCCGTGAGCAGTCTCAAGGGCTGGACGCACTGGGGAAAGCTGAAAAACGCGCGGTACGCGGGAGAGGAGGAAAAGAGCATGGCAATCCTTGCAACGGTACAGGCGGACAACGGCAAGCCGGTCAACCTGCGGAAAGAGCCGGACGGCCAGCTGGTGGCGCGGGTCCCGGTGGGGACGACCGTCACGGTGCTGGAAAAGGACGGCGAGTGGTACGAGGTGCAGGCCGGAGAACTGCACGGCTGGATGATGCGCAAGTTCGTCACCACGACCGGCTACAGCGGCGGCCAGAGCGGCGGCGGCCAGGACGCGGGAACCGAAGCCCTGCGGGCGGAGATTGAAGCCCTGAAACAGCGCGTGACCACGCTGGAGAACAAGCTGAACCCGCTGACCAACCCGGTCATCATGCCGCCCATCGCGACCCCGACAGACCTGGGGTGAAGCATCAGCCAACACAGGACAAAGCACGACAAAGCACGACAAAGGATGTGAACCCCATGCCTGAATGGATTGCAAAATACTGGCTTGAATGGCTGTTCGGCCTCGCCATCGCCCTGCTGACGTGGGCCTGGCGGCGTTTGAGCCAGACGGTAGACCAGCGCAAGAAGGAGGACGAAGCCGTGAAGGCGGGCGTCCAGGCGCTTCTCCGCGCCCAAATGGTGAACGACTACAACAAGTGGATGGAGAGGGGGTATGCCCCGATCTACGCGAAGGACAACTTTGAAAACTGCTGGATCAACTACGAAAACCTCGGAGAGAACGGCGTAATGAGCGGGCTGCACAAGACATTCATGGAATTGCCCACCGACCCGCCCAAGACACGCGACACGGGAAGGAGCATCGAGCATGAAGACGATTGATCTCACCCCCCTTTTTCAGGCCATCATCGCCCTGCTGGCCGCGCTCATCACGTCACGGGTGATCCCGTACATCAAGAGCCGGACGACCCGGCAGCAGCAGGAGAACCTGCAGGCAGCGGTCAAGATCGCCGTCTACGCGGCGGAACAGATCTTCGGCGGCGGCCAGGGCGCGGAGAAGCTGCGCTATGTGCGTGAGCGGCTGAATGAGGCCGGCTTCGACGTGGACGGCCCGCTGGTGGCCGAGGCGATTGAGAAGGCCGTTCGGGAGATGAACCTGAACATGGCGATGATTGACTACGGGGAGGAGGATAACGGCGGCCATTACGATGACAAGCCCGAAGAGGTGGCCGCCGACGGCATCCCCGGCATCACTGAGCCGATCGAGGAATTGATCGAACCACACGAACCGCCCGACGACGCGAACGGCTGAGACGGGCGGCAGGCCGCGCGCCTGCCATGAGTGACTGACAGATGAACGGACAACAGCCCGCAACGTCACGCGAGAGCGTGAGGCAACCGCTGCGGGCTGTTTTCTTTCGGAGGTTTGCGTTTTCCGATTTACCGGGAAAAACGAAAACGTTTTCGGATTTGCGGGAGGAGTGGTTATTATGCACGCGCCATGCTACGGGTGCGAGCGGCGGCGGGTGGGCTGCCATGCGGACTGCGAGGAATATAAGGCCTACAACGCGGAGCGCGAGGCCATACGCGCCCGGAGAACACAGGACAGGATCATCAACGGAGTCACGAACCAGACCATGAAGCGCTACAAGGACCGGAGAGCCAAGCAAAAGCGCGCCGGGTATACAGGGGGTCAGTGATGGACACGAGGACACGCGAGGGCATCCAGGCGGAAATCCACCGCTGGGAGCGGTTTTTAGCCGTGTGGGACAGGTGCGAGATACAGCCCGGGGACGACGTGCAGACGGCGGCGGTCAAGCTGTACATCCGCCAGCAGAGTACACAGCAATTGCGGCACGACCTAAGTGCGGCGGGGTACAAGATCCCGTATGACGCGAAGATCAGCGACTACATCACGGGGGCGGACATCGCGGACAAGGAGCTGGAGGCCTTCGGGAAGCAGCTCTTCCGCCGGAACAAGCAGCACGCGCGGAGGCTATAAGCCTCGGCCTCCGGGGGCCGGTTTTCCTGTTTTTTGGACAACCGGAAAAGGGCTATCGGAGGCGCGAAAAGTGAAGCCCCGCAAGGGATACGGGGCACAGGCGGTTTTCACAATCTTAGAAAAACAGGAAAACGAAAAGCCAAAAAACGGAGGTCGAAGGAGCATGGCAAAGGCGGAGCCGATACGGGACACAAGGCAGGTGCGGGCCATCATGGACGCGCTGGAGAACGACCAGACGAAGATCGGGAAGCGGCGGTATCTGCTGTTTATGACGGGGATTTTCACAGGGCGGCGCGTGAGCGATATTGTGCGCCTGCGGGTGCGGGACGTGCGCGGGCGCGACAGGTACACCTTCACCGAAAAGAAGACCGGGAAGCGGGCGGAAATCTGGTTTCCGAGGAAATTAAAAGCGGCCTATGCGGAGCTGCTGGCCGGGATGGATGACAACGACTGGGTTTTTCCCTCGGACAAGAAGGACCGGAGGACGGGCAAGGCGCGCCACATCACGACGCGCACGGCGTATAACTACATGCGCGAGGTGAAAGCCCTGGGCGGATTCGACGAGGACGAGAGCATCAGCACCCACACGATGCGCAAAACGTTCGGGTATCACTATTACCGGCAGTATAAGGACATCGGGACCTTAATGAGCCTGTTCAATCACTCGGAGGCCGGAACGACGCTCATCTATATCGGGATCGCCAGCGACGAAAGAAAAGCCGTCGCCAGGAAGGTGGACAGCATGTACGACGGGGACGATTGACGGAAATGAAAATAGCCCTGCGGCGTTGCAAATGGCGCGGGGCGTTTTCAATCCAAAATTCTGTGGCGGCGTTTGTTTTTGAAATTCTGGGGCGGCGTTTGAAATGGCGGGGGCGCATTAGGCGCCAAACGCAGACAAGAAAAGCCCTCGGGTATTCGCACTACCCGGGAGCTTCTCTCAAGAAACAACCTTGACGGGAGCGCCTCGTACAATGTCATTTTACAGCAGCGGCGACCGGGCGTCAAGCCCTGCCGCCGTTTTTTGCGTTTTGGCACTCATCACAGCAGGGCCGTTTTCAATCCAAAATTCTGTGGCGGCGTTGCTTTCCAAAATTCTGGGGCGGCGTTTTGGTTATCCGTCCACTGTGGCGATGACTGTGCCCTGGTAAATGATGACCTCGCCGATATCGTTACCATAGACGCCGCTTTCGCCGGCGACGAGGTAAACAGCGGTATGCCCGCCGAAGCGGTAGGATTGCACGGCGGCCAGCGCTTCGGCCACGTTGGAGCCGTCGCCGCGCAGGTAGATCGCGCAGACTCCGGGAAGCTCGCCGTCATCCCAGCATTCGATGGCGCTGTTGTAGGGGTGGTCGGGGTTGGAATCGTAGTCATCAGGATCGGGCAGGGGCGTCCACCACTCCTGGTAGTCCTGAAACCACTGGCGGGAATTGGGAAGGACCGTGCCGGGGGCGATCCCCGGGAAGTCACAGCGCAGGCCGAAGACGGCGCAGTCACTGGCGGCCATGGCGGCCTTGATTTCTTCTATGGTCATGGGTGCAGCTCCTCTCTCAGCGGTACAGACACCAGCCGTTTTCGTCGTAGATGGCGGCGTTCTCGCGCTGGTGGCCGTGCAGACGGTCCACGGCGCGGAAGGCGGCTGTATTGGTCAAGCAAATTTCGCCGGTGCGGTCGGCGGCGTATACATAGTATACACTATCACAGGGTTTCCCGCGGCGCAAGCCCTCTCGGCGATTGCCCTGCCCCACGGCGGCGGGGCTGACCCCCCAGACCCCCCGGGGAGCCGGGGCGGCCTGGTGGATCTGGTCGGCGGGGTGGGCGGCCCTGGTGGCCCGGTCGGCCCGGTTGGCGGGGCGGGGGGCCTGGGCGGCGGCCCGGGCGACGGAGGCGGCGCGGCGGGCAGCTCGGGCGACGGCGGCGCAGATCTGCCCATTGACGGCGCAGAAATCGCGGAGGACTACGGAAACGGCGTATAACATGGGTGCGGCTCCTTTCTTTCGGTCGGTCAGTGTTCGCGGCGGTCGTGAACGGGTATGGCGGTATGCAGCCCGCCGGCCATGGCGGCCAGGCGTGAATCACAGGTATAGGCAAAGTTGCCGCCCATCATGTACCAATGGCCGCCACGGTCCACAATGTCCCCGTACTCATCCACGGCGGCGGGGCGGATGTCGTAGACGTCGCGCCCGCAGATATAGCGCTTGCGGATGCGGCAGAAATTGAGCGGGATAGAGACAGAGGCGTCAATCTCTTCGGGGCCGTCGGGACAGGCGACCAGGAGCGAACGAAAGCGGCTGGAAATGCCGCCGTTGGTACAATCGCCGAGGTCAGCGGCGGAGCGGAAGACATCAACAGACAGGCAGCGTATAATCATCATCATTCCCCTTTCTATGGTTTCCCCGCCGTCACACGGCGGCGGCATATTGGCTCCAGGTGGTTGTCTGGATCCCCAGGCGGGCGGCGGCGGACAGCACCGAGGCGCGGGGCTTGTCCCCTATAACCAATAAGGTTGTAGCAGGGAGAACGCGGTCAAGGATGCGGGCGGCTCCATGCCGGCGGGCAATCTTGGCTAATTGGTTGAAATCGTGGCCCCCACAATCCCCTTCAAAGGTGACAAAATCGGCGCTTTCTGCGGCGGTCTGGGCGGGCTGTGGGGCGGTCTGGATGGGGGCGGGGTCAGCGGTCACCACGGCGGGCGCGGCCTCAACGGCGGCGGCCTGGGCGGGCGCTGTGACGGTTTCCGGGGCGGCCTCGTGGGCGGTCTCCGGGGCGGTCTCGTGGGCGGTCTCCGGGACGGTCTCGGGGGCGGCGGCCTCCGGGGCGGCGGGCGCGGTCTCCTCGGAAACCGCGCCGGCCAGCATGGCGGAGAAGTCGGCCCAGGTTATGCAGCGGGTGCCCATCTTGCGGGCCTGTTCCATGGTGCTATCCCCGGGACGGACGCCGACGACCAGGAGAGTCGTGCGGGGGCTGACGCGCTCCAGGATGGCGGCGGCTCCATGCTCGGCGGCCATGACGGTGAGCTGCTGACGGGTCAGGCGGCCACAGCGGCCGGTGAAGGTGACACGCTCATATTTCAGGACATCAGAGCGGCCGGCGGCGGGCTTGGCGGCGGGGGCAGCTTCGACCGGGGCGCCGGTCTCCAGCGCTTTCACCTCGCGCAGGGCTGCAAGGCGGCGCTCTTCGATGGCGGCCAGCTCCTCGCGCTGGCGCTTGCGCTCCTCGTAGGCGGCGCGCTGGCGCTGTACCTTTTCGGCTTCCTTCACGGCGCGGCGGGCGGCCTTGGCTTCCTCGTCGGCGGCCTTCTGGGCCTTGACCTGGGCGGCGGCTTCCCGCTTGGCGGCGGCCTTTTCGCGCTTGTACTCGGCCAGGGCTTCGGCGCGCTTGCGGCGCTCCTCGGCGATAAATTCAGCTTCCGCGCGGGCTTTCTCCTCCCGGCGGCGCTCATCGGCGCGGCGAATTGGAGCCGTAGCGGCGGCGAAGATCAGCGGGAAGATGGCGATGGCGAAACATCCCAGAATGATTGTGGCGGCTGTCATGGCGGTGGCTCCTTTCGTGGTCGGTTGATACGTGAAAATTTTGATTGCGTCTTTTATTATACGGGCAAATCTTGATTTGTCAATACCCAAATCAATATTTTTCTTGATTTTTTTCGGTGGGCTGCTATAATCGTCTCTGGAAGGGGGCGCAACCGTGACCGAAATAGAGTTTTTGAATCATGTTATTAAGGCAAAGGGAATCAAGCAAAAGGACGTTGCCGACAAGCTCGGAATCACCACGGCGGCCATGTGGGACAGGATCAATAACAGGGCGCGTAAGTCTATGAGCGTTTCAACCTTTGCTGCCATGCTGGACGCGCTCGGCTATGAGCTTATAGCCGTGCCGCGCGGAGCTGCCGACGGGCTGCCGGACGCCTGGAAAGCGCCAACCGGGGCGGGGGAATGATCCCCGCCCCGGTTTTCTGTTGCCCTCATCAGGCGGCAATCTTGGCAAGCTCGGCGGCCAGGGCGACGGCGGCGCGCTGGGCCTTGTTCGTGAGCTTCTTGTGATAGCTGCCGGTCACCGTCGAGAAGTAGAAGCCGGCAGCGGTCACGGCGCTGCGCAGGGCGGGCGCGTTCTTGGCGTGCTTGGCGAGCACTACGCGATAGCGGGCCAGGGCCTTGTCTGCGTAGATGGTCCAGCCAGCGCCCTGGGCGATGATGGCGGCGGGGGCGGTGGTGGTGGTGGTGGTGGCGGTGGTTTCGGGTGTCATGGCGGCGGCCTCCTCTTTCTGTTCGGTGGTGGTGGGGATCTCCGGGGCGGGCTGTTCCTTGGCCTGTTCCGGGGCAGGCTGGATCCTGGCGGGCTTCTTCGCCTTCTTCGCGGCGGGCTTCTTCTCGGCGGGCTGTTCCTTCTTCTCGGGCTGGATCGTGGCGGGCTTCTTCATGGTTTCTTCGCTCATCTCTATGTTCATTGCGATCTTTAAAGCGTCTTCAAAGGATGGATTATTTTCATACAGGGACAAACGGCCCTTGACGTTGCCGTCCTGGTAGCGGATAACAACCACGTTCCCGGGCTTTGTTCCGATGATTGCGCCTGTCTTGGGGGCAATCACGGTGATTTCTCCGGCCTCGTCATACTCTGCGGACATGATAGGCAAGTGCTTCCAGCCGTTTGTAACAGGATCGCGGTAGCTGATGCAACCGGGCTTTTTATCAAAGTGATAGACCTTTTTCTGCTTTGCCATATTATAACCTCCGTTCTCTTGCCCTGCCTCATCAGCGCCGGGGGGGCAGTCCCGACGGACGCGGCCGGGGCCGCGTTTCGGCTGTTTCAAGGTGTCAAGCATACCATGATTCATAGGTCTTCAAGCTGCCGGGGGCGCAATAGTAAGCGCTGGCGAAAGTGTCAAGCCGGAATTGCGGATTGCTCACGCCGTCCGCGTCGTAAGACTTCAAGCGTTTAATGTCGCCCTTTTCTTGATCCTTGATAAAAACGGAGTAAGAAGCAGCGGGAAGCAGAACGCGGTCAATCTTGTAAGTGCGGTCGGCGGCCATGCTGCAAACCGCCTCTTCTTTGACCATCTGCGGGCAAACCTCGCGGACCCGTACAGAGGACGCGCCCACCAGCGCGACGACCTGGAAGAAATCAACGTTTGTTTGCTCATAGCCCCAGGAGGCGGAGAAGATGTCACCGACCTGCACGCCAAACTTGTTAGAAACCGGCTTGTTTTCGGCGGCGGGCTTTTCTTCCTTGGCGGGCTGTTCGGCGGTCTGGATGGGGGCGGACTGCGCGCCGGTCGCGGTGTCGATGGCCTGGCGGGCGGCTTCCTCGGTGGTGTAGCCGTACCAAACTTTCTTGACGTGGTGCCAGCGGAAGCGGAGACCCTTAAGCGCCTCGCGCACTTCCTCGGAGGGCTTGGCGGTAAAGCTGATTTCGATACTGTTAAACTGGGCATTCTGGGCGATGGTGTAAGCGGTAGTCATGGCGGTGGCTCCTTTCGTGGTCGTGGTGTCTCGCGTGATGTCTCGCGTGGTGTGGCCTAAATATACACCGATAATCGGTGTTTGTCAATAGGCAAAATCGAATTTTTGAAAATTTTTCTGCACTTGCTTTTAGTGCTGTTTTGCGATATAATGAAGCGGGAAGGGGTGAATCATTGTGATTAGAACAAAATTCGGTATTCTGGAAGTGCTGTCAAACGCCGGATATACTACCTATCAGCTAAGAAAAAACAAAGTATTCGGGGAAAGCGTGTTGCAAAAGTTCCGCACGGGCGGGATACCCAGCAAAGAGGAGTTAAACCGGCTGTGTTATCTGCTGGAAATGCAGCCGGGTGACATCTTGGAATATGTGCCGGACGATCAACCGCCCGCCGATGAGCTGCCGCCGGAGCGGTGACCAGGGCAGGCCCTCGCCGATCCAGACGGGCGCGCCCCGATGAGGCCGCCCCGCTGGAAGATGATACCGCCCGCCGGCGAGCTGCCGCCCCGATGAGGCTACCGCCCCGAAGATGGCGCGCCGCCGATGAGCTGCCGCCGGTCCTGATGGTAAAAGCCCGCGAAAAGTCGCGGGCTTTTTGTTTCCTGAAATGGTGCGGCCCTTGGGGCTTTCTGTCTCTATATCCTTCTCATGATTAGTAATTACATTCGGCAATGGCGATCGGGGACGGCTCCAGGGCTGCCGCTTCCATGCTCCACGGCGCGCGCCCTCTCCCTTGCCGCCGATCTCCCTGCACAAGCTGCACAGCCTGGGCATCACGCCCGCCGGCCATATTCTCCCCCGGTAACATGATTGCAAATGGTTTTTCAAAATGGGATCGGAAAATGGCGGCGAAATGTACAGCCGCCGGAGACCGCCGCGCCAGCTGCCCGCCGAAGATCAAAACGCCGCCGCCGAAGAGGACGCCGCCGAAAATGCAAAACGCCGCGCCAATCGTGCCGCGCCGATGAGCTGCCAGCACTCCGGGCCGCCCCGATGAGGCCGCGCCGAAGATCCGGCGCAGATCCAGACCGGCCCGAAGATCAACCGCGCCGCGCCGATGAGCTGCCGCCGACGGTGGCGCGACGGCTCCAGGGCTGCCGCCCTCGGCGGGCGGCCATAGCTACAGCAGCACCAACAGCGCCAGCACAAGCGCCCCCACCGCCCGCCGCCCGCAATGCCGGACGCCGCCGGGCTGGGGTCGGGGCGGCCCCCTCCGGTCGTTATATAGTCAGCACTAACTTTTCAGGGTATGGCTCGACCAAAATGTACATGTTAGGTACTGCTAACACGGGGAAGCCTGCGGGGCGGGGGTCGGCGACCCATGCCTGGTGTAGAAAAAATAAAAATAATATTAATTTTATTTACCCGCACGGCCCCCGGAAAGACCCCCTATCAATTCACGCGCACGCGCGTTGCTAAGGTAGCCCAGATTCTGGCAGTTGCTCCCCCGGCCCCCGTGGCGTGCGGGATCACGAAATCAAAAACAGGGTTTAGTGGTTTTTACTCATTCTCCGCTCCTGTTTGACATCAAAAGTATATTGATATCAGGCCGTTTTTATATCCCCTGCTAAGGGAGTAGTGTGGGTAACCGCAGCCCGGGTTCAAATCCCGGCTTCTCCGCACAGAACCGCCCGGATATGGATAATCCGGGCGGTTCTTTTTGCCGTTTTGGATAAGTTTTGCGCGGTTTTTCGCGCTTTTCGCGCTGTTTTCGCGGGGGTCAGGGGATGGGCGAAGTGGTCAAGTATTCCACCCTATTCCCTATTGTTCCGAAAAATGCCCCCCTATTCCTTCTCCTATTCCTTCTCGGCTTTTTCGCTACTCCTTCTCCTACTCCTTCTCGGGGCGGCTGGGCTATTCGATGCTGTTGACGGCGGCCAGCTTGTCAGAGAGGGGAATGCGGACATAATTTTTCAGGGTGGTCATGTAGTCGGCGTGGCCGCCAACCTCGGCAATAATTCCGCCCTGGATTCCGGCGGCGGTCATGCGGGAAAAATAATAGTGGCGGCAGGTCTGGGGCGGAAGGTTACGGAGGCCGACGCGGGCGATGGTGGCCCAATAGGTTTCATAGAAACGATCCTCGTTCATCTCCAGCAGCTTCTCACGCCTGCCCTCGGACATGGCGAGGATCACCGGGCGGATCTTCGCGGCGAGAGGGATCTCCCGGTCTATGCCTGCCTCAGTCTTAATGCCGCCGATCATGTAGCCCTCGGCCAGGTGGATGTTTTCAAGGCGGATGGTGGCAAGCTCGCCGTAGCGAAGGCCGGCATAGCACATGATGAGGATGTAGCCGGTAAAGGCGTTGGTTTTGTAGTCCTCCCAGAGGGCGGCGACTTCTTCCACCGTCCAGGATTCGCGCTTGGCCTTCGGGGATTCCGGGAGATCCACATACTCGGTCTTGTTATAGGCGATGACCTCCCGGCGAATGGCGATATTGTACAGGTGGGACATCAGCACCTTCATATCACGGGCGGGGTAATAGGTGATGGCCTCCTTGTCAATGGCCTCCTGCAAGTCTGCGACGGTGAGGGTGGCAATCCCGCGAAACTCCATCGGCTGCCAGCGGTTCCAGGCGTAGGTCAGCTTGTTTCGCTGGGAGGCGGACAGGCCCTCATAGGCCTTGGAAGTGATGTATTCCTCGTGCAGATCGTGAAGGTTGATGTCCTTCGGCTTTTCGTAGAGGGACAGGAGACCGGGCAGGGCCGCCACAGCGTCCGCTTTCTTCGTGAAGATCTTCGTCTTGACCTTCTTTTTCTTCTTCCCTTCCTCCATGTACCAGCCGACCACGACCTCGGCCTTGTATTTCCCGTCATTGGTTTTGAAGACGGTCCCCTGCTTATTGCCACGGACGCGGGGCCTGCGGCCTTCCAGCGTCAGTTTCGCGCGGCAATAGCAGCAATACACCGCGTCCGCCGGGTTTTCACGGTGGCATTTGCGGCAAACCATGTGATTTCCCCCTTGCTTTTTGGCGCTGAACTGCTACAATAAAGGTGCAACCTACCGAATTCGACCTCGGCAGTTGCCCCGTCCGGCACTTCATCACCGGGCGGTTTTCTCTTTCCTGACGGGCTGAAATGTGTTACAATTGTGACGCGCATGGAGCGCTTCTTGCAGCCCTACGAAAGGACAAAGAAGCATGACAATTCGTGAAAAAGTGTTAGAGATGATCCCGCTCCTCACAGAGGATGAGCTTAGGTCTTTGATCGCGCTGCTTGAAGACCTGCAACAAAACCGTACACCTTCAACAAGTCATCATCCGGCAGATCAAGAACCATCCGCCTGACGGTTTCCACCAACCCGCTGTCATTTTCGGCAGCGGGCTTTTTTTCGTGTGGCTCAAACCCCTCATAGACCGGGAGCAATTCGGACACGGGGATTTCGAGGGCCGCCGCCAGCTTGGCGGCATTATAAGAAGACGGGTCATTTCTGCCTATCTCTATGTTGCTTATTGCCGACTGGGAAACCCCTGTTGCTTTCGACAGCTCGTCTTGGGTATAACCGGCCAATTTTCTGTAATACGCCAAACGCTTTCCAATCTCAGACATAGGGCGCCCTCCTTTCATTTCTGTTGATAACATAATACCACAAAATACCCGCAAACGGGTTGACAATCGTAACCAGTATTGATATAATGCAATATATCTTGAAACACGAGGTGATATGAACGCTCAGACTTGCCTTCTACCGTGAAAAGCACAGCCTATCGCAGGCCGAATTAGCCCGCGTGTCCGGCGTCCCTCAGCAGACGATTTCCGGCATTGAGACGGAACAGCGGACAAACCCCGGCGTTTTCACCGTGTGGCAGCTCTGCAAGGCGCTGGGCTGTACTCTGGAGGAGATGATCGGGGAGGCAAACACGCCAAAAGAAAAAACCGCCTGACGGCGGCTCGCGTCCTGACAGGTGAACACGGGAGAGTTTCACCGAATTAGCGGGGTTTTGCGCCATTGTCACCAATGGCGGGGGCAAGCGTTTACCCCTTCCTTTTCCATAACGACCATGCTGTTCAGAATGCGCATCGCCTCCTCAATGGAATCCGCGTGGCAGGGAACAGTGAAGATGTCGGAATGGTTCTCGCAAGTGTTGTCACCGTAAACGGTTCAGGTTGTTACTCCGCCTTGCGGCGTGGCGCGGCCGTTTCCGCCGCGCTCTCATGGTCACCCATGAGTTCAGACTGTGCCTTCATCCAGCGTCCCCGGCTGGCGCCCCGTGTGCAGTCGTTACACCGCCTTGACCGGCTGGCTCGGCGTTGTCTCCCGTGTTCACGTGTCAGGACACGACACTTCCATTATAGCACAGAAGGAAAGAGGAATCCATATGGCCTTGCGAATGACCGAAGAAGAGTTTTCTGTGTGGAGCGCGGGACGGAACGCGCGGCAGGTGGCCGCCACTTCCCCGTGGCCCATTGAGAAGAAACGCCCGAAGTATGGGAACCGGCGCGTGGAGGTCGACGGGAAGCGATTCGACAGCCAACACGAGGCGGACATCTACGCGCAGCTCATGGCGCGGGTCATGGCCGGCGAACTCAAGACAGTGGCGCGGCAGGTCCGGTTTGACCTTCCGGGCGGCATCCAGTATGTGGCGGATTTCGTCACCTTCGACCTGGAGAACCGCGCCGAGGTGCTGGACGCCAAGAGCGAGATCACCCGGCAGAACAGGACATACATCAACAAGCGCAAGCAGATGGAGCGGTGTCTGGGGCTGACCATCCGCGAGGTGTGATGAAGGAGGCGCGAGAGATGACCATGCAACCGAACGTGAACCTATCCGCCAACCAGAAAGCGGAGAATCGCTTCCAGCGGCTACGCACTGCCGCCCTGGGTATGTACGACGAGGCCGAGACCGTGCTGAAGCTGGTGGATCATCCCGACACGGGCGTTCAGAGGGATGTTGAGAAGGTGGTCGAGGGGATCGGCGGGATTATCCTGCTCTCCGCGATGGCCGCCGAGGCGCTGGCGATTCCCCCGGAGACCGCCATGCAGATGTATCTCGACCGGATGAAGCGCGAGCAGGAGCAAAAGCACGCGGAATGATTGGGTCTTTTACAGCCATGTCACAACCGCATCTTGAAGACGTGCAGCGCAGTGGTTGAAGGCTGTATCCGGGTTCAACTCCCGGGCGTTCCAATCGCCCAGATCGCAAGCTGGGCGGCCCCTTTCTTTTTGTTGGCAGGCCGGAAAGACGGCCACATGGCGGCGACCCCATGCGCCGCCATCGTGGGGAACTGTTCTGACAGCGCGTGGTTCACGGCCACACTTCCCCACCACCCCGACCCCGGGGGCCATCTCCGCTTCCGTTTGTGGGGTCCGATCAAATCCGCAAACGGCCTTGCCGCGCGGCTGACAGTCCAGACCGTCGCAAAAGGGCGGGTTGCTAACGGGTAACGCGGCAAGGCAGGAGGTGGTTTCTTGCAGGAAAACGACATTCGGCACTTCCCGCTCCGCGTCACGGCGCCAAGGCGCGGCGCCTGCCCCATCTGCGGGGTACGCCATGACGCGGGGCAGCCCCATTACAAAAACTCCGTGTACTATCTGCGGCATTATGCGTACCAGCACGGGAGGCTTCCCACCTGGGAGGACGCAATGGCGCACTGCACGGAGGAGACACAAGGACGGTGGAGGGCCAAGCTGGCCTATTACGGCATCGAGCCAGGAGACACAGATGGTCAGAGATTGGACACCGCTGGAAACGCGGAAGCCAACCCGTGAGGACAGCGTAGACAACTGTGTGCTATGGTGGCACGTCTACAACGGCGTGATGATCAGCGGCTACAACGGCTGGCAAATCAATCGCTTTTTCACCCATTGGATGACCCCGCCCGAGAAACCCAAGGACGCGCCGACGGTGGAAGAATACTGGCGGCGGGCCGGGAATGCGTATATGGCGGAGTTTGAGAAGGAGAGAGCAGACGGCCATGAGAGAAAGGTCAGCGACCCACCAAGCGAAGGATAAAGGCTTTGATCTCGTCCAGATGGTCGAAGAAAAAGACCAGGAGGCGGTCAATGGCCGCGCCGGCGAGCAGGAGCAACCAGTCATGCCGACGTTGTTTCACTCTCTCGCGCGCCTGGCTGATTTCCTTCTGGTCCTCGCGGGCATTCTGTGCAGCCATGTCCTCGGCCTTTTGTTCCAGGCTGTGTTCAAATGAGGCAAGCGCATCGAGGCCATCTTCCGTCAGCTTGACGCCATTGAGGCCTTCATAGCCGTTGCAGCTCAACAGGCCGCGAACGGCCAGACGCTTCCACAAGTCGCGGTCTCCAGGCGTCATCTCAGCAGGCCGAAGCACTTCCCCGCCCCGGACACGAAGCATCAGCGCGGCCTCTTCATCTGTCAGTTGTTTCATCTTCTGAACCTCAAAGCGGGAGAAAGGGCAAAATGGACAAAAGACGCGAAAGCAGCCGGGAAAACACCGGCGACGGGCTGATGCTCATGATCCTATTGGATAAGCTGCGCCTCGTCGCCATCGTCGAGGCCGTCACCGTTGGCGCAATGTTTGCGCTTTTGTTTCTCAAATGACAGGATAACAGAAAGGGGTTTCGACATGGGAAAAGAGAGGGTACAAACGGGGCTGAGAATGCCGCCCAAGCTGGCGGCAGAGTTGGCGAAGGAAGCCGAAGAGATCGGAACCAGCATGAACGACTACATTCTCATGCTCATCTATCAGGCTCGGAAGGCTCAAGGCGAATCTCGCCGTACTGCTGCTCATACTGAGCGATATGACGGAGAATAAGCTGCTCTATCTCCTTATTCGCGGAACGGCCGTTTTTGTCGGCAATGTACTTCAATTTATCCATCGTGGCCGCAGGAATCCGAAGGCCATACTGAGGGTTTTTATACTTCCCGGTTGGCACATTGACCACTCCTTGTTGTCGTGATGGGTACATTATAGCACACCTTTCCATTTGTAAGACAAAAATATTAAAAATTTGTGTAGCCAACTACTTGACAACAGATAGTTGGCAGTGGTAATATAGATACCAGATAGCCAACTACCCAAACAGCAGACGGTTAGGAGGGAACCCCCGGTGACAGAATCGGCCATCTATCAGAACGGCGCGGAGGGCATTCGCGCACCGGAAGCCAAAAGCCGCACCCTGTCGGACCTGCTGGGCGAGGAGGCGCGGTGCTGCGGGCATTGCAAGCACTTCCTCCAATACTACACCCAACAGGTGATGCACGGCGAGACACGCTTCCGGCGGACGGAGGCCGGCATCTGCACCCGGGGGCGCATTCGCTCCAGGCTGCTGAAAACCGGCGACACCTGCCTTTTCTTCGAGAGGGCGGAGGATGAGACCGGAGAGACGGACACAGGGAGGCCAGCACAATGACACTTGCGGAAATCCAGGCATCGGACAAGGTTTTCCTCAGCCCCGAGGACATACGGGAAATCCTGGGCTGCAAGCCGTACACGATCAATGTGCAAGCCATGGAAGACCCGCTCAAGCTGGGCTTTCCCGTCTGTGTGATGGGGACAAGGGTACGCATCCCGCGCCAGGCCTTCCTGCACTGGCTGGTCTACGGCAACGCGCCGCTGACCAAGGATTGCGTCACCCTGCAATAAACATCCCAAAAAGAAAGGAGCACACCATGAAAGACATTGCCGAGGTCGAACAGGCAGGTTTTTTCCATGACCTGGACACGCTGACACAACAGGCGCGTTTCCTGTCGGAAAACCTTGCCATGAACATGCTCCAGCTCGGCCACGTGCTGGTGGAGGCAAAAAGCCTTGTCCCTCACGGCGAATGGAGCGCCTGGCTGGAGGAAAACTGCCAGGGCATGAGCGACAGGAGCGCCCAAAGCTGCATGGCGGCGTACCGCCGTTTCGGTGAAAACCCCGAGATGGCACGTCTGGGCAAGGCCAAGCTGTTGAAGCTCACTGCCCTGCCGCCGGAAGCGGAGGCAACCTTCCTCACGGTCAACGACGTGGAGAGCATGAGCGCCCGGGAGGTGGAGGCCGCCGTCCGCGCCGCCAAGCAGGAGGCGGAAAAGGCCATTCAGGCCGAGCGCGCCGCCCGGTTGGCAGCCGAACAGCGGGCACAGGAGGCCGAGAACCGCCCGCCGGCCATCCCCGACGAGATCACCCAACAGATGGAGGATCAGCGGGAGGAGATTCAGCGGCTCGCGGCCATGAGCCATGACGCGCTGGAGGAGACCAACCGCCTGCGCGCCGAAAACGCCGCCCTCAACCGGGAGATCACCGACCAGGTGAGCATGTTAGAGGAGAGCCAGGCCGATTTTCAGCGGGTCAGCGACGAATTGCTCAACCTCAAGAGCGAGCAGGCGCGGGGGGACGCCGAGCGCGTCCCGACCGGGGAGCTGACGCTGGACGCCTTCGCCTCCCACGTGCGGCAATTCATCGGCGGGTGCGCCCGTCTCCCCCACATGAGCCGCACTCTGTCCACGATGGATCTGAGAGACCGGAACGGCTACGACGAGCTGCTCCGCACGGTGGAGGCGTGGTGCACGGATTCCCGCCGCGCGATGGACGCGGTACAGGCAGGGGGTGTCATCCATGCGTGAAGAGACGGAAAACGCCATCATCCGCCCCGGAGACAGCCTGCCCCAGAGCATCACCTTAGAGGCCGTGGGCCAGATTGTGGCCGAGATGATCCGCCCGGTGATGGAGACGGTGGGCAAGCTGCTCGAAAACAACACGGCGGCATTGGAACAGCTCTCCGCCGCCCAGCAGATCCAGAATGACCGGATGGAGGCGCTGGAGAAGCAAATCCGGCTGAACACGCCCATGACCTCCAAGCAGGTGTCCTACCTGAACGCCGCCATCCGAGGCCGCGCCTACGAGCTGCTGGACAAGCGCGGGGTCAGCGACCCGAAGGCCATCACCAAGCTGGGCAACATCATCCGCCGGGTGATTCTCGCCCGGTACGGCATCGGGAGCCTGCGGGAGATACCGCGCCACGAGTACGACGTGGCGATGCACCTGGTGGGCCTGTGGAACGATCCTCTGGCCGTGCGCGACGTGGCGAGGAGCGTGCAGGCATGAGGGCCGAGGACCTGCAAAAGGCCATCCGCGCCAAGTGCCTTGAATGCTGCGGACAATCCCGGCAGGAGGCCGAGAAGTGCGTGATTACGGATTGCCCGCTGTGGGCTGTCCGCGGCATTCAGCCCCGAATGAAGCGGGGACGCACGCGGTATGAGCAAATCGACATCACCGAACTGTATGAGAGCGGGAAAGGGGAATCCGCATGACCGTATTTGAACGACAGGAACCCGGCTATCTGGCGACATGGCTTGAACAGAAGGGCATACCGCCGGACATCGCCGTGAGAAAGAGCGGGATTGACCCGGACACTTTCTGGGCCGTGTACGACGGGAGCAAGACTTTGCCGAGCTTCGCGCTGAGGATGGGCAAGAACTTAGGGATGAACCAGGAGGAGGTGCAGCACATCGGCAAGGCCCTCGACCGAAAGGTCTGGACGCGGTGCGACAACGGCCTGAAAAAGCCCTACGCCATCGAGATGAACTCCAACTGGTACAAGCACCTGGACAACACCTCCCGGAAGCACGAGGCGGACACGCGGGCCAAATACTTCATCGACCGGAAGAAGGTTGCCTCGATCCTGATTGGCCGGGACGAGGACGCCATGCTGTTTTTCCAGAAGAACAGCGGGGTCATCCGGGACGCGGGCGGAAAAGCCCTCCGGGAGCGCATCGCGGCGCTGGAAATCGTGGCAAACCTGCTGGGGGTCAGCGTGAAGGACATCTCCTGCGAGACGTTCTATTCCCAGAAAACGACGGAATACCGCACCTACCCCGTGTGGGTGGTGGATCCGGAGAAGCTGGAAGCCTGCCGCGCGAAAAGCGGTTTCAGCTTCCAGGACGCGGCCAAGCGCTATCTTGAGAAGACGGAATCCCGGTGCAAGGCCTTCGCCATCGGCTACAAGTACACCGAGCTATGGGACCGGCTCATCAGCCGGTTCAGCCTGCCGGACATCGTGGCGAACCAGACCACCTTGCTGGCGCTGGAATACGCGGTGAATTGCGACCGGCGCGCGTTTGCCACACAGGACATCCAGGCGCGCAAATCCGTCACACGACTCTACCCCGAGGATAAGGAGGTATGAAGAAGCATGGGAAAGGCCCTGTTTGACGACATCCACGACCGACTGAAAGCCTGTGTCGATCACAGCGGGCAGTGCAAGAAATGCAACTACGGCGGCAATTGCCTTTGGACGAACAATCCGTCCGCCGTGGCCGCGACGACGCTGGCGCTGCTCTCCCGCACAGAGCCGCGCGTGCTCGCCTGGGACGAGGTGAACGAGCTGTGCAGCCGGGATGAGCGGACAGCGCTCTATCTGGAAGTCATGGGGGACGCGGTGCTGTACGTGGCGAACACCTATTGCAGCGACGGGGAAAGCCACATCGCGGCGGCGGACATGCGCCTGGAGGCGCTGATCGACATCAACCCCGGCCTCCTCTCCCCCGAGGCCTACGGCATAACCTGGCGGCTATGGGACGGCAGGCCGACGGACGAGAGGCGCAACACGCAGGCGTGGGACTGACCCGCGCCACATCACAGATCGAGAGGGAAATCACATGACCCTGCCTTACATCAAATTGTTCGTGGACGCGAGCGCAACGGTAGATTTGCTCTCCGATGCTGAGGCTGGGCGGCTGTTGAAGGCGCTGCTCCATTATGGCAGCGGCGGCGATACGAACGAGCCCCCCGGACAGGAGAAGCTGGTCTTCGCCATGCTCAAGGCCCAGATCGACAGAGATGTCGCGAGTTATCAAGCCTTCCTTGATAAGCAGCGAAAAAATGGCGCGAAGGGTGGAAGGCCGAGGAAGAACGGAAACCCAGAAAACCCAGGCCTTTTAGAAAATAACCCAGAAAACCCAGGCCTTTTTCTGGAAACCCAGAAAAGCCAAGAAGAAGACAAAGAAAAAGAAAAAGAAAAAGATATAGACGCTTCCGCTTACAGCGTCAGCGTCTCCCGCGCGTGCGCGCGCGAGGACGCCGCCGACGACGGACGAGACGAGGTTTTGCAGGCGGTGAGGGAGGCGGGCAGCGCAGGCTTTGCGAAGAATGAATCCACCGTGAAGCAGATACGCGGCCTATGCACCACCTACACACCGAAATGGGTACGTCTGGCCATCGTCGAATGCGTGCGATATGACGCCCACTCCCCCGCGTATTTAGAGAGCGTGCTGAAGGAGTGGAAAAAGGCGGGAAAGCCCCATCCAGGCAAGAAACCGGGAGCCGCCCGAGGCGGCTATGTCAATCCGGCGCTGGACTACTGCCAACGGGAATACGAGCCGGAATCACTCTATGACCGGCCGGCCTGGCTGGTGGAAGAACTCGCCGCAGAGAAGGCCCAGGCGGCACAATAGATGCACAAAACGGAGGTCGAACATGTACACATCGGCAATGGTCACCAAACTGCGCTCGCTGGGGAGCAACACGCGGGTGCAGCTCATCAACCATCAGGACCGGCAATTCTTCCGGGAGGTTGCCAAGCGGCTTGAAGACCAGGCGGAGAGGATCGCCATCATGGCCGAACCGCAGACCGCGACGGAGGCACAGCTCACTTTCCCGCTGGTGGAGGAGGCCCACCTGATGACCTTAGAGGAGATACGGAACACGCCGGATCACACCGTCATCTGGGAGGAAACCCGGATTGTGTACACCGAGAGGGAGGCTGAAATCGTCGGCGTCAATCCCGGCGACGTGGACATTGACCTGGCCCCGATGGAGAAGCTGGGACGCAAGCTGAACGGCGCGGGGCTGAATACCGAGATTGACGAGGACATGTTTACGGACGGAAACTGCAAAATCCGATACTGGAACGCGAGGCCGGAGGACACGCAGAGGAGCTTGACGGAATGGCCGTCGGAAGACTGACATCCACCAGCGCGGCGATGCCCGACAGATCGGGGGCTTATGCGTTTGACGCCTCCGTATGGCCGCCATGCTCGGCACGGGTGTGCGCCAAATACTACCCATGCCGCAAAGCGTGACCATCTGACCGCGCGACTATAGCATTAAGGGGCTGCACAGAGAGGCAGACATGCTCAACTATTCGGTTTTTTTGAACAGTTGGAAAGGGGTAAAACATGGCTTTTCGACCCATTGACGAGATACCGAAGCCGCCTGCGGAACTGGCAAAGACCATCCGGCGGCGCATTCGAGATGACATCGCCGAAGCTGAAAAACAGGGCGTATACAAGTTTGAGTTTGTTGGCGATTACAACTTCAAGACACTCGCCCAGACCGCGCGGGAGGAGGCTGACAGGCTCAACCGGGACGCTATCGTGAAACACAAGCGCGAAAAAGAGGCCGAAAATCCGGCGAACAAGGACGTCAACTATAACGTCTACGACAAAAGCCTGCCGAAGAAATACACAATTACCTCCATCAAGACAGAAAAAGATGGCATACGCCGCGTTTTCTGCGAGATTCACCCGGAGAACATCGGGAAAGGCTGGGAAATGGCTCTCAAATTGCCCCGAATCCATCGCGGGGAGACAAGCAGGCCGAAACTAAAACTCGACTATTACGAGGGGGATGCAGATGGGATTTCTTGACCAGATTGATCTTGAATTGCAAAAGGACCTTGTGAATTTTATCAAAACGCAGGAGGCGGACAAAGGCCCGCACACGCTGGGCGACGCACTGATTGTCAGTCTTCTGAAAGAGATCATCAGCGGCAACGCGCGCATGAGCGGCTGCGCCACGAACCACGCGACGAAGAAAATGTATATCGAACTCAGCTTTTTCGAGGAGGACAAGCCGGATGGGCAAGTGGATCAACAGTGACGCTATCCGCGGTGCAGAGCTGGTGATGCAGCTCAAAGAGGCCGCGATCATGGGCGGGTTGGACAACCCTATCAGTGAAATCG